TTTCGATACGACGCTTTACCCATTGATCAACATTCATGCCTTCTCCAACAACCAAAGAATCAGTTGTTTTTACTGACATATCTTCCATTCTGAAAACTTCGCTCTCTAAATTACGGAGTCTCTTATTTAAAACGCGCTTTTGCTCGTTAAATGATTCTTCTACATCAATGCCTAAATTCTCGGCACGCTTGCTCAACAGTTCCTTGCCGTTGAGTGTTAATAAAGATTCAAATTTGTTCTTGCTCATATTACTTTATATTATTTATGTATAATGTTATATTCGATTGGTGGTACTGCTGATAGACTTCTTTTAGCCTTCATAATTGTCTCAACCTCTTCTTTATAGTTCTTATGACCAAGAACATCATGCATGAAACCAAGTTCATATCTAAGTTCCAATTGATCATATAGTTTAAAAGGTAAAAATTCTTTCATTTGATCTAACATAGTCCTACTGATAAAAATAGGCATTTTTTGATCAACTTTTTTACCTTGTTCCTCAGCGTTATCAAAAAAATTACGATCCATACTTTTTACTTTTAAGTAAATATACAAAAAAAATAAAAAAGAGAGTGAAAATACTCTCTCTTAATTATTCATTTCCTTCTTCCTCTCCAAATGTAATGTCATCTGCATCTGTAACAGCATTTGTTTCAGCAATTGCATTTAACTGTTTTAGGAATTCTGTCGCATGTTCTTTTCTGTAGGCATCAAGTGCATCCTTGTCCGCTGCAATAAAACCAGTTGGCGTACAAACAATCTCGCCCTCGTAAGTTAATGTAAACGGCGCTGGCAGTTGGTTCTTCATAACCTTAATCTTCGTTTGTGTAGCATATTGGTATGTCAAACCTTTTGAAACTGCGGTCAATTTCTTAATAGACGGCCCTAATTGTCCACCCATAAGAATACTTAAGCGTTGTGCATATACGAACGTGTTTCCACCCTTCTGTTTAATACTTGGAGGTGCGACAGGATTGGTCATGCTATCCATCCATACCTTATTTACCACAATCATTGTATTGGTGTATGGTTCTGACACCTTTCTAGAACCAGGAATCTTATTATTTAAAAGGTCTGTAAACGCCTCGCTAATAGATGCCGCATCAAACATGTGGTTACCTACTTTCGAGTTGAGACTCTTTTGGGAAATAATTGAGCCTATAGAATCCCAAATGAATAAAAAACCTGCTGCAATATCTCCGTTATCTTGTGCTTCAAGTAACTCTCTTATACTGTAAGCGATATCCTCAAGAACGGCATCTTTTCTAGGCTTTGATAAATCAACACCCTTTAAGTGATCATGAATACCATATCTCTCAGCAAGACGCTTATTGTTAAAATACAAGAAATTGCCGTCGTAATCAACAATACCTTCGTGCACTTCTCCAGTTTCTTCGTCTACAATATCTCCATATACTGGTTCTGCCTCCATGCCCATACTGATTGCATAAGTAAAGTCAAAGTTATTCTCTGTATCATAAATAACTGGAATTAAACCTTGTTTCTGTGCAGATGCAATTGCGTGGTTAATTAATGTTGATTTACCAGTGTTTGAGTGCCCTAAAATAGTTGTGATATATCCTTGTGGAATGCCAGGGAGTTTTACTACATCCTGGAAGGCTTTTGGCATTATTATCCACTCTAACTCTTTATCAGCACTACTTGATTTTAGTGTCGAAAAACCCATCTTCTCTTTAAATGAGGCTAATGATGGTTTTTGTTTTACTTCTTTCTTTTTTAATGGTTGTTTTCCTGCCATAATTATTTAAATTTTATTTTTTATTTATTATTAATCATGCCCATAATACCCAAATGCAACTATATTGTCGCCATGCTTTGTAGTATACTCCTCTTTATAATCTTCATAATACTGCAATATGTGATCAGCCCACTCTTGGTATGTGACATACATGCAATAATATTCAATATCTTCTTCATCGAATGTATCTTCAAGACTTTTTGTTTCTCTGTATTTATCCTTTAGTTTTTCTAATTCATCTTCTTCATATTCTGAATCTAGGCCATAATCATTGATTAATATCTCTAAATTTTTTTCAATAGCCTTATCAATATCTAAGAACTCATTTTTATCTTCACAATATAAAACTTCGTTCTTTTTCCAAGCCTCATAAGTCTCTTTTTCGGTAATTGCAATTGCATGTGTTGAACTACTGTTTGTTTCAAACACCCCTAATCTAATTTGTTGTTTCATAATCTTAAATTTTTATTATTTATATTCTTCTTTTAATATTCTAATCATTTCTCTTTTAATGGCCTTATCATATGAACTATTTTCAAGATAAACCTCTACCTCTGGTTTATAATGTTCACAATGTTCCTTACAAAATTTATCCCTATCTTCTTCTGGAACATAATCAAAACGAACTATTTCGCCAGTTTTTTCATCTGTATAAGCACCGTTTCCGAACATTTTTACAGAGCAAAATGTACACTGGTTTATCTCATTACTCTTCATATTTTGCTACTTTAAATACACTTTATATTATTTTATTTATTTCATTTACAGCATTTACTAACTTTTCATTGTAAATTTTCTGATATTTCTCCTGCAATTCATTAAACTCTTTATAATTCTTATGTTCCTCACCTGTTGGACATAGTGAAAACATCCTATCTATTTCATCATTAGGTTGAACCTTATAAAGATGGTTATTATCATTACCTTTAATACCTCTTATATGCTTCTCATATGTCCCATTATCGAATTCATCAATACGTCCACACCAAAACCATATTCTAAAGGTGCCTTCTTTATTCCCTTGTGCTTTGTCAGGAGATACAATCTTATCTATCTGAACAATACCATATCCACCAAAATTGTACAGATAATCACCCTCATGGAGTTCTTGACCGTAATAATTTATAAACTTATTCATTTTATTTTGTCTTTTCTTTATAACATTTTCTACACATTGTAAGGTATCTATCTTCGCCTCCAACTTCAACTTGGGCGCCAGTAGTAAGAACGCGACCGTTTTTGTCTATCCTAGCGTTAAACATGTTTTTTTCTCCGCACGAACATGTTGATTCAATTTCTTTAACTTGATCAGCAATTTCGAATAATCTCTTTGACCCTGGAAATAACTTTGTTTTAAAATCTGTTTTTAAACCATAACAAATAACATTAATATCAAGGTAGTCAACTACATCTGAAAGTTGATCAACTTGTTTTTCTTTTAGAAATTGTGCTTCGTCTACTAAAACATATTTTAACTTACCTCTGTTAGTTAACTCTTTTGAAATTCGCTTGTATAAATCCTCTGTAGGCTTAATAATAATACATTTCATATCACCCATCGGACGGCTATGAATAACAGCATTGCCATCTCTAGTATCAATACTGCTTTTAAGAATGATATACGGAATATTTCGTTCTTCATATCCAAAAGCCTTCATTTGTAACTGTGCACTTTTTCCCGCATTCATTGGAGCAAAAAATACCGTAAGTTTTGCACTCATATATTATTGTTTATTTTTGTGTAGAGTTGGGAGAGTAATTAAATACTCCCCCATTATCTCTAGTTAATTATTAAAACGGCAAATCACTGTTACCTAAATTAGATGTAGGGACTGACTTTTCAATATCCTTATTAATTTCACTTGCTTTTTCGGCCTGTTCCTCTGATTCTTTATTATTTGCTTCAGACTTATTCTCCTTTACTACCCACTTTTTCTCATTTTTATCGAAGAAAGGAATTTCACCGTCTAATACGATTGAAAGATAGTCATACGGTTTTACAGTAAATACGTCTGACCACTTCTTTGTATCATTAACCCATTGTTCAATCTTTGTTTGATCAACTGAAGCAGGGCCTTCTGGTCCATAATCCATAATAGCGTATCCTCTTTTTGCCGTTTTTGCTTTTGAATCTTCCTCTTGTTTTTCTTTCGTAATAACAATCTTAAGGTCTTTTCCAGTTAATACATCATATAACGTCCAATTCTCATCTGTTAATAAACCATACGCTTTCTTTTCCTCTCTACGAGTCTCGTTAAGGTTTTTAATCAAATGATACGGATCAATTCCATCTTTTCTGATTGTAAATTTCCAGAACTTTGGGCCATCCTCCTCATGCCCTCTCTCGATACAACGAATAATACAAATGTCTTGAGGAAAACTATCTTTTCCTAACTGATACCATTTGTTTCTCTCAACCTGATCTAGATTTGTGTCTTTTGCACGTTTAAATGCCTCATATCTTAATTCACATATAGGACATTTACTACCAAACTTCTCATGGTCTATATCTTCCGTCTCTGCTAAGCACACGTATTTCTTCCAACCGCTTTCTGCTATTTCGGTTGGAACTTTCAAATTGTGCATACGAATAATTTTGAAAGGTGTTTCAGAATCCTTATCAATAGGAAGTAATCGAATTATTAGTTCTTTTTTGTCTTGGTTTTTTTCAAGACGATCGTTTAGATAATTTTTTTTGTCGAAACCATTATTGTTATTACCATTATTATTGTTTTCTGGTTTTGGTTTCTCTACGGGCTTTAACGAATTTCCTGTTTCTTCAATGCCCTTCATTGTAATGTTTTGCATAGTAAATTTTTTATTTTAAATTATTTTATTATTACACGACAAAATCTAAATTGTTATTATTCTACTAAATTAAATATACAAAAAATATATCAAAAATAAATACAAAATAAATTTTATCCTTTATACTTATAAATACATTTTTAGGTATAAAAAAACACCCTAATTTGAAATTAGAGTGTTAATTTTAGCCGTTATTTTTTTACTTAATTACATAGGCAAACCCATTGTGTTTTTCATGGTTTGATGCATAATATCAAAGTCATCTAACGTATCCGCAATACCTTTCCAGTCTACAGTTCCATCCACATCATTCTTAGTAATTACGTATTGGCCCTGATTTACACCATTTTGGTCATCTTCAGTTCGGTAATTACTTGTTTTCTCTTTATTATTCCAGTATTGTTCTGGTGTTTCACTAAATGGATAAGATTTATCTGTTTGCATGCTTAGTTTTTCAACTTGAGTTGGGTTACGTCTTTCAAATTCAGCCTTCAAATCATTAATCTTATCATCATTTGATTTGATTAACTCCTCAAATTGTCCGAGATATTTCATAACCTTATCAAATTTTGCATCCAACTTATCAACATCCTCCTGAGTTTCTTCTTGACTGTCTGTTAAATCAGATACATCAATAACATCGTCGTCTGGTTGTACACCGCCATCTTCTGGCATTGCACTATCCATTGGTGGCATTCCTGTATCCATACCATCTTGTGGAACTTGAGGGTTGAATCCTTCTGGGCTTTGTGCACCGCCATCTTGAGGCATTTCATCGCCCGTATCGCCACCTGGTGCTGGAGCACCTGCATTTGGATCCATTGGCGCACCGCCATCTTGAGGCATTTCGCCACCCATATCACCACCTTGTGCTGGAGCACCTGCATTTGGGTCCATTGGTGCACCACCTTCTGGAGGCATTTGAGATGGATCTTCCTGAGGCTGTTCTCCCGCTTCTTCGGTATATTTATTGCGTCTAGTAGTATATTCCATGATTTGTTGGAATCTACTCATAGCCTCGTTTAATATTTCTTGGTTTTGTTTTTCCATAGTATTAGCCTAATAAAACTTGTCTGTTGTCTTCAGCGAGAATTATTTTTTCTTCATTTTCTGTTCTCTCAAGTAAACCTCTATCTTTCTTGATAAATTTTACTTTTTGTTCTTGATTAATGCTCTCAATTAACTGTTCAGCATTTCTAATTAGATTTGCATTCATAATAAACTCAATGTTTTAGTAATATTATTGTTTGTCAGCATCGCCAGTTGCAATATTAGTACTTGCCTTTCTATTTTTCTTTGGAGTTTCTGCCTTTTCTTCAGTATGTGCCTTTGCGGCTTCAAGTGCTGCGTTTTTTAACTTCATAAGTGACAATGTTGCTGACTTTTTAAATAAATTTGCGCTTTTTCTTTTAATAAACATAGTTATTCCTCCTTTTACTTTATTATAAATACTTCTATATCCTTAAAAAAGTCAATTTTTTGATAAAAAATAGATATAAGGCACCATGAACTTGGTATTATTTAGGTATTTCTTCATGTTTTTGGATATGAAGTAGTCATTTGTTATTATTTTATTGTTCCTATTACGTTTAATTCTGTTGATCACTTTGTCTTTATTAACTCCGATGTACTCTAAATCCATAAACGATATGCCATATACAGTATTATTAGTAAATAGATATAAATCTCTATCAGAAACGTAGCAAACATTCCCTTTATTTTTGTCTATCTTTGTTAATAATGACTTTATATCACTATAATCACTTGTGTAGACATTAAAATATTCATACTGCACATTTTTGAATAACTTTTTTACTAACATTTTGTTAAATGATAATAAATCTCGTTCAAAATCATTCCTGCGCTCTAATTTACCAAATGTCCAATATACATTATCCCAGATTTTCTTATCTAAGACATGTACATTTTCTTTCCCGCAAATCTTTTCAGCATTTTGCTTGCCAATAATCAATGTTGGCACTGTTCTGTCTGTAACATCCAATTGTTGTGTGATGTCAACAAAATCAACTGTCTCTAAGTTTTTTCCTTTTGTAATAATTCTTCCTATATACATAAGTTTTAACCAAAAAATATTAAACGTTGTAAATATACAAATTTTTATGAATAGAAAGTATCTGTTAGACTTGTATAAGTAGGTTTACTTGAACTAGCATTCTTTGTCCACTTAAATTCTCCACGTTGTTCCCCATTATTTTTCTTAAATCCAATATGTGCCCATCCGTTATTTTCTACCTTTGCAATTGCCTTATTATTACTAGAAGATTGTTCGTCAATAAATTGGTCAATTTTCTTATTATTGTTTTTTAACCAGAAGTATACAAACTTTTTAAATCGCCCTCTATTATCAGTTTTTTTAGATTGTATATCTACAGCAAAGCCATATGTATGTGCAGATCCTTTTTTCTCTGTAGTAGGTTTTTCATTTGTCTTCCTTGTAGTTCTCTGTGATCTAAATCCACTTGTTAAATTAAATCCGTTTTCATAACCCTCTTTAACCCATGCGTCCCATAGCGGGTCTAAAATTGTTTCCGCTATTTCATTAAGACGATTTTTTAATTCTTCTATATTTACCCAGTCTTCACCTTCTATTGGTAAATTACATATATCATATTGTCTTGCTGTAGTTGATTTAATAGTAAAATCTGACAACATAAAATGTTTTCCAATCTTTTCATCAATAAAGTTATTACATGTCACGTGAACGCTATCGTTTCCTATGTTTAATGACACTCCTTCGGTATTTATTTTATCATTTTGTCCTTGGTATGTGAACGTAGTTTTAACTAGGCCAATATGGTTTTTTGATACTCTTACTCCAGTAAATTTAGTTGTCATATTACCAGGAACTACACTATGTGAAACATTAATAATTATATATAATCCCCTGAACATCGGTATGTTATTTAATTGGAAATACATCATTGGCATGATATTTATACATCCAAGCATTTCTACTGTACAAGTATATGATCTATTCGCATATATTGAATATAAATCTTGTCCTATACCAACATCATACCCATCACTATCACCATGTTTACCTCCTTGAGAAATTTGAATCAGATTTGCAATTGAATAGTCGGTTACTTTTGGGTTATCCATATTTACTGTAATGTTTTTAAAATACATTTGATTTTGTTTTCCAAATGTAACGCCAAAAACTGGAACTACAAAATTTAAACCGTCACCATCTGATTCTTTTAATAATGGCTCTAGATCTGATACAGATGTAGGTACCTGGTCTTTTTCGGATTGGAAGATATCAGGTATACTTGTTATGCCATCATCATCATATTCACCTTCCTGCCCGAAATCTAACTTTGATGAGGCCTCTCCAGTGTACATTATTACATATGTATTTCCAGGAATATCTGATTTTCCAGGTTTTGTAAGATCATATTTCTTGTTTGGTGAAAAGATATCAACAATTGTATTTGTGTCGTAGAAATTGCTATAAACTGGTAAACTTGCAAATAATAGACCATTCTTTTCGGCAATTTCATTCATAAATTCAAATACAGAAGCATTACTATTCATAATTTCAGCATTACTATATGATTCTGCTAATTGTTTTAATGTATCTGGATCTATTAAAAACTTATCGCTTATGTCTCTATAAAATGAATCAACAAAAATAAAACTATTAAACTCTGTTGATATATTTTCATCGCTATTTGTTGTGTATCTAAGTTCTCTATTTAATTTATCCTGTGAAGGTTTATTTAGCATAAATACATCTTCAACCTTTTCTGGTTTATTTAAATTATAACAACATAGCCATTTATCATATAACCTTTTTAATGTATAATATAACGCTTTCTTAACTTCACTTACGTCACTTACTTTTTTCTCTTCTTCTTTTCTTTCTTCTTCCTTTATATCTTCTTCTGTTTTATAGCCTTCAAATGATTTTTTAATTGCTTCAAGGTATTCTTTTGAATAACTATATATTTCATTAGAAAATGTTAATCCCTCTGGTTTTTTATATACATATACATCCTCGCATAATATTTTTTTAATTTCTAAATCTTCTCTACTAGATGCATACCTTGTTGTAAATATTATAGAATTCTTATTTACGTGATATTTAGCATCATATTTTATCATTTTAACAGTCTCAGCCCCTTTGTCATTTGATAAGATGTCATCAATCTGTTTAAATTCTCCACTATCAACCCAGTTTATAAAATATTTTTCTAAATCATCTATTACTCCATCTGAAACTTTAATTTCTAAACAATCTTCCAATTCACTGTTAGATAAAAATAAGTTTTTCTTTTTATCAGTAAAAGTTTTTAATGTCCACTGTTTATATGTATTATCATATTTAATAACAGCATCATCGGTTACATAAAGAGGTAGATTGATTAATGAAAATGAATCTTTATAAATTGTTCCATCATTAAGCCTTTCGTGATTGTTTTTCCTAAAGTATGCACATGCTCCATAATATAACAATAATACTTTCGGATGCTTAAATAACTTTGCTTCTTTATTATAGTATTGTTTTGGAGTATATTGAACTGCTGGAGTTTCGTAATATGTTTCTAACGAATAACCATTGTCTAAATTAAAATATGTTGATAAACTACCAAGTAATAGAAATGCCCTAAAATATTTATTACCTTGAACACTCATTACTGGTTTATCTTTTTTGTTTGTATATGATTTTATGTCTATTGCCGCATTTGTACCTTTATAAATATCATCAATATAATATTCTTTGTTATATACCTTTTCAGTACTTCCGTCGATATATTTAACTCTATTATCTCCTATTTGTAATATGCCAGCATTATAATTAGTTAAAACGGCTTCACCATTTGTGTTATAATCTGTTAACATTGTTGATAGTAGCCATTGTTTCTTGTTATAATCGCCAGCAAAACCTATTTCACTCTTATTCTCTTTTGATGTTGTTATATAAGACATGGAATATTCATCGCAAGAACCATTTTTAAGCCATGATTCTCTCGATTTTATAGTGTTTTTTGTATCTATTTTTATACTATCGTTCTTTTCATAATTTTTAATTGTATCATTATATGAATCGTCCAATATAGTAAAAACAGACTTATCGGTTTTTGAAAATTTATTTCCGTTATCATTTATATTAAATGCATCATTAAAGAAGTAACAATAATTAGAATTGAATTTATAGTACTCTTTCTCCACGTGTTCTTCATTTGTATAAGTAAAAATTTTCGTCTCTAATCGATATTGTTTAGCGCTATCCAATAATAAAGACTTTGTGTTTTTATCTATACTGATATTTGCTTTTTTAAAGTTTTCAAATTCCAACGCTACTAAATCGCTAATTTTATTCTTTATTGCTTTATCATCAATACAATTTGTTATTGCATACATTATTATTCTAGCAAAAATAAAATATTCAATATAAGACGCTTTTTTAGAGTCTACTTCCGCAAATCCATTAAGTTTATTTCTAAGAGATATGTATGGGTTTATGTTATTGTATAATATATCGCTAGGAGAAAGTGGGCTGAAACTTTTATCTTCTTCAACTGATAGGCTTTCAATTAATGTTTTTATTTCAGCCGCCTTGTTATTGAATATTTTAATACCGTCTACTATATTTTCAATAAAATTAACTTCATCGATATGATTTATATTATCACTAGCGCCGTTGAAAAATACTCCTGGGTATTGATATTCACTGGTTTTCTCATCTTTACATAATGGAAACGGAGGTATTGTTGCATCTCCTTCCCAATATTTCGGTATGTCACTATTTTTATTAGTTAATCCTAAGTATGAAGAAGTCCTTTTTCCATCACCATTTGCAATTGAAGAGTTAATGTTATCTAAAACATTTGTTCTTAATGCGTGTATAAAAGTATCAATATGTGCGAAAATCATTCTGAAAACATTCTCAATTGTAGGTCTGAATTTTAATTTCTTTTCTACAATATTTAACATTTCTTCGTCCGCATCTTTTCTTATACTTTCAAGTTCTTCTGTAACTAAGTCTAATCTTTTGTTTACCTCTTCTTCAAAATTACCTTTGTAATATGTAAAATATCTATTAGGTATAAAAGTTCCTTCTTTTGATTTAATGCCAGGAACTTCTGTTTTAATACTATCTAAATAGTCTATTACTGAATCTATTTCTTTGTTGTTTGTATGTGCTATCTTATCATATAATGTGTTAACCTCTAGAGTAAAGTCTATATACTCACCAGTTAAATTTGCACTAGTGAAGTCATTTAAATTTAATTTATCATTTTCATTTTTTACATAATTTTGATTATATGTTAGAACCAAATTATTTAAATTGTCAAATTTTTGTTGTATTAATGTATGACGCAAACTGTCGCTAAATAATAAAAACGCCTTCGGATTTTTTTCGTTTTTATGAAATATTTTTATTTCATTTGTATTTGTTGTAAATTGAGCATTAAATATATTAAATGCTTCTAAAATCTCTTCTAACGAATTTTTAGCATCATTTAATTTCTTATAAATTTTTAATATGTTGCTATTATTAAAACCATCATCATTTCCTTCTTTTTTTAATTCATAATATGCTTTAAGATATTCAACAAATGTCATTATTGGCTGTTCGTCTGTGTATTTAAATCTTCCTTCTGATGTTAACGTTTGACCAGACCAGTACTCATAATCATAATATGGTGCTGTAAAAATAAGACTCATTGGTAAATCTGTATATAAACCGTACATGTAACCAATAAAACTTACATTTACATCAAAATTTCCATTTGTTGAATTAAAACTTGTTTTAAAATCATTAACGGCAAGTTGAAATGTTACCCTATTACCATAATAACCCATAACAGTAAGCATAAAACGAGGATATGGGAAATGGAATAATGATTTAAAAAAACTAGAAGACATCTTACCATTCTCTTCTGATATCTTTTTATTTTTTTCTTCTTTACTTAAATTTTTATCATTTATTATAGCATCTATTCTTTTATTATGCACATATTCATTATCTGTAGGGCCAAATAGTGCAGCGGCTCTAACATCAGTAAATTTAATGTTAACTAATGGAAAAAAGTGTGAATCAAAACTAATATCGATAGAATCAATACCTAATGCCTCTTTTTGACTTTCTCCTTTAGCACTAACCTCTTGAAATGTTATATCAGTATAAGAATCTGTTAAGTAATTACTTTCATTATTAAAATCTTTTCCACTCATAAATGATATGAATTTTGATTCATACACATTGTTAGAGTTTTGATATATAGGTAATTTTGAGCCTAATCTATCTGGATTAATAACGCGAAGATCTACATTAAATTGTAAATCTTCTTGATTCCATGAAATATTATCCAATGTAACGCCTTTTGATATATTTCCATTTTCATGTATTTTATATTCTGGAAAATCAGTTGGCTCTAAGTAGATGATTCTACCTTTTTTTGCTGCAAATTCATTGTTATTTTGCATAATTTCATTTTATTTATACAAAGTATTATAAGCATTTATTGCATTGTTATATGCATCAATTGTTAAATTTAATGGAAATGGTATTCTTAATATAGCACCATCTGGAATGTCAAATTCCATAGAACCATATTCTGGATTGGCCATCATAATTAACCAATCATAGTTTGGGTCGCCGTAATATTTACTTGATAATAAATCAAGTCTTGTAACGCCAGCCTTATATATTTCCATATAATCCGTAGATTTACTATATATTGGAACCGATGGGACAATTTCATATTTCCCATTATTTAAAAACCTGCTATATCTATTATATGACATATTTTATTATTGTTATATTAAAATATAATTATTTTATTATAAAAATACATAGTTACTTTTTACATTGACCATTTCCTTGTGATAAATTATAGCCGTTAAGATTTGTTTTTGCCTCATCATATTCTGCTTTATTTATCTTTGATTTATCGATGTAATCATTATTATTGTTACCTTTTGGGTTTCTATAGAGTGTATAATCAGATTCATCTTCTGAAGGTTTAATATTGAATACGTAATCATAAGTCATATCACCACTTCCATTTGTATCTCTTCGCACTCTATCTGCTCTATTATCATATACACCAGTATTAGCATAATAATCAAATGAAACAGCATTTTGTAATCTACTAATAGGGCCTTCAAGTGATTGACCACCAATAATAGTAATACCTAAGTTAACTTTTGCATACATAGGTTGTACGCCAATGCCTTCTGGGTTTAAATCCCATTGCATACCACCATTATCATAGTTAATATTAATATTATTAATAATAATTCTTGTATTAATAAAGTCGCCAATACGTAACACACAAACAGGCATTCTACCGAATGCTAGGTTATGTGCTGTCTTAACACCATTACCAGATTTTGCTTCGTATGTGTGCCCTTGTCGTGTACATTGATGTAAAAAATTTAAACGAGCATTAAATCCTTCTGGCGACATTGAGTGAAACGCTGGATTAAAATATTTAAACTTCTCTTTAATACTTTTGAATATTAGTGGATGTTCAATATTTAATTTCTCGAAATATTCGCTTTCAGTCTCATATCTAGTAACTCCACTACCAGTGAATACAGAATATAAATATTGGTCTTTCTTCTTATCTACAGTTTCTTTTAACTTACCCAATGTATCACACTCACTCTTATATTTTTTCTTTAACTTTTGTGCCTCTTTTTCTTTTTCTGCTGCTTCTGCCGATTCTTTTTCTGCATTATATAAATTTTCAGCATTACTTTTAACCTCTTCTGTTATTGCATTAATCCTATCAGATAAGAATTCCGTCATATTTGTTAATGGACCTTCTGGTGATAATACTGCATCCAAAACGTCTGATATTGCATCACTCCTTTTTGGATCTTCAAGATCTTGATGGTCATAGAAGTATTTTAATATAGAAGCAAATCGTTCTGCATCATCTTTTAAAAATTCATCGTCAATACAACAATCGCTTGTTCCTATAAAGTTACTTACAAAATCACAAGTTTGATATAATACAGTACTTGTTGTTAAAGTATCACCATCACCATAATTATGATCTACAGCATCTTTATACCCTAAATCTAATAAATATTTTAAATATATTGATTGTCTCAACTCGCAATATAAATCATCATTATTAAACAAATAATAGCAGCCATATTCAAACCCTTCGTCTACATTATTAATAATTTGTCTAACGGTTAAATATTCAATAAGAAGTAAATTATAACTTAAATTTCCACTACAATCTTCACACTGTAACTCTGTATTATAACCACTGTAAGGAAAATATTCCCATGAAGCGGTTATGGCAGTTTCGTGTACTGGATAAGTTATTGACGTACCGTTACTATTTTCTCCACGGAAATTACCAATACTAAAATCTGAATCACATTCAAACAACTTTTCGAAATATATCTCTGTTTTTGTTAAATCAATGTTAGTTGGCGTTCCACCATTTATTTTGTTATATTCTTTAACTGCATCAGAATTCTTATTGTCAGCATTATTAAATTTAAGTTGTTCTTGTTCTATACTTTTTTCTAAATTACTTATATTGTCATTTAATTCATCTATCTCATTTTCTAGTTTTTCCTTTTCCTCTATCGTTAATATATTAATTGTATTATTTTTACTATCAATCTCTTTCTGTTTTTCATTTCTCTCTTTTATTAAAATAGGTTTCTTATATTCTTCCTCTATTGATAAATGTGACAGTTCAAAATTTATAACATCAATACGGTCTTGTAATCTTTCAATACTTTCTTCTAGATCATTAATACTTGTATTTACACTTTCTAATTCTTCTTTTTTTTCTTCTATTTCAGATTCTTTATTTATTTTTTCGGTTTCATAAGTGTCGATTAAAGTTTCCGCCGCATCCTTTTCTCTCTGAGTTTCAATCACTTTTATAGTTGCGGCTTGTTTTTTGGAATTATAATCATTTTGAAATTCAGATGGTACCCACGTTCCACCATCACTGTTTAAATGGTCTAAAAAATTACAGTTTAAATCTGTACTTATATCACCGCCAATACAAAGTGCTGGCATGAGATATTTAAATCCATATTTTTCAACTAAAGGAAATACTACTTTTTTATTCCAATCATCATCTGATGCATTATTCCAATATGAATCATCTGTGTAATCTATTTCATTTTCTTTACACCATTTTTTAATTTCATTGTCAAAATTATTATATTCTAACTCAAAATCTTCATTATCAAAAATAATGTCATATTCATTAATTATACTTGCCCCTGCTTTTAACTTATTATACCATTTTACAAATGCTTCCTCGTCTGTTTGTTCTTCTTTACGAGTCATTTCTTCCTCATTAGTTGCATTTTCTGACATAGAAGATAAACTCTGTTTTGTACCAGGTAATGTATATTCTACCGTTACAAAAGCATATCTTTGTAATTTATTTTCTTTATCATTTGCTGATTTAGAAGGATCACTTTGTGATGATTGTGATGAAAATTCAATATTTTCATTATTTATTTCAATTCCATAAACATCTTCAGTAAACAATTTTTTAATTGATTCTGCTCTTCTAGCCGCTAACATTCCAGAATTCTTTTTATCGTTACTATCGGCACTACCAAAAATTTTAATAGAATCAATAGTTAATCCGTCTGATTTAAAATCTTCGGATAATTTTTTAACTGAATTGGCTGAACACCCATTTTTAAGCAAAAAATCTAATAATAAATTAGCATCAATATCTGATAACGCTTCCATTGCGTTATTACTATTTTTTGTGTTCAATCTTTTTGCGGTAAGTAATGCAGCAATAACTTCTCCAAATGAATAATCGGCACCTTTTTGGAAATTTTTATTATCCAATTTACTATTTAATTGATTTGAGTTTTTATCAATAAAACTTACGTTAGTTGGATTTGGTTCTTTTAAATATGCCCCTAATTTTTGTCTTAAATCGCTATCGACTTTATATTTATAACACCACTTTCCATCACCAGTCTTATCAACTTCATCTGCGTCGTTTTTATATACATTAGTTGTATCACCTATACAATCATCTCTTCTTTCCCAATGGCATTTTGACACTCCTATCCACGCATCTTTAAATCCATCATCTATACTAGCAACACCATATTGTTTAGATATACCATCTCCTTGTGTTATTTCATAGCCAACCCAAGCATTATATTCGCTACCTAATGCATCATTTGTTCTGAAAAATTCACAATTATTACCAACTAATATATATTTCCACCAGTCATTATAATAATCTTTTATATTTTTACCACTTTTATCTGAAACTATGCCAGAAAAATTATTTGGGAAATATACATAGAAACTAAATTTTTCATGTCTTTTTAGTTCTGGTTCTGGATCTGGAGTAGTTTCTGGTTCTTCTTCAGTTGTTTCCTCTGATTTTTTAATTTCTGGCATTTCACAACCAGCAAAATAACGTAAAATATCACTATCAATATCACTACTAAGATCACCGTCATCTAATCTAGAAAAACTATTAACTATAGAAGGATGATCGATTAATAATGTAAATGATAATGTACCTGTTCTATCTGTATTTGTGTATGTATAAACCTTTTCTCCGCGGCCGATAAATGTACTTTCATTCCATGCGACATTTACATTTTCACTAAATGATAAATCATATGGTGGAAACCACATAATTCTACCGCCATTTGGCCCTGTTTGCTCTTTACTAATATAATTTTCCTTTGTGAATTTAGGTACATCCTTCCACGCTAGATTTTCAATTGAAAACATACATTTATCAATTGACACGCCACTTTTACCTGCTGCTACGTCACCTTCTGATGGGCAAATATTAACAAAACCATTCTTATTAAGAACAGTGTTATCACCTAAATACTTAGGGCCAATTAACTTTCTACTATCTTTATCTCTTGATCTATATTTTCCGTTAAGTTTTTGAACAGCCTCTATAGACATTGCAGTCGCTTCTCCATTATCATTAGTAATAATAAAAGGCCTAATTAATTTTTTTACTTGATTATATTGATGATGGTAGGTCCATGTACGACAATATGGATTATCATAGCCATTAGTATCATCAGCATCTGCAACTTCGCTATCCTGTGCTTTTTTAGTTAATAAATTTCGGCCATGTGAATTTCCATATTTACTCTTTGCTGTATCAATAAATTCTTGTTCTGTTGGAATACCACCATCTACAGAAGTGTGAAAACGCCCAACCAACGTATTTAGTTTATGATAATTAAATAATTGTGCCGTCTTACTTAATATTGATTTCTCATTCTTATTAAAATCTATTGCTTCATAATGCTCCCATGATGCATCATCTTCATTGGATGGCGCATTTTCATAAGTGTAAGTTGCATTATCGTTTTCATTATATATGTCATACGTCTTATCCGTGTTAGATTTATATACAGAAGTAAAGTTGCTTTGTGATATAAAATCAGTTAAATCAAGTACACTCTCCTTACCTTCAATATAATTAACATATCCTTCTTTACCTAACTCATACCCACTAAATCCTATATTGTGTTCTGCTAAATATTTCTTCGCATTTTCGACATTTTTAGTCATCCAATGGATATTTAAATCTCCAACTGCATCTTTAAAACTATGAATAATATGGGCATCAGCCCCTAAATCTTCCCTTAACTCATAATCACCAACACCTACACGAAGCATATCACCGAGTTTCGTAACATTAGAAAGATTATTACCATACTGATTAATCAAACTTCTTGTAATGTATTTTGTCTCACTTTTTCTATCACTATTAAATATAGCACCATTATATAGTAATGTTGAATACATAAAGTTAGTAATCGTACCCAATGGAGTATCAACACTCTTAAGATTATTAGTATTTGTGGTTATTATACCTTGTTTTGCTATAGGTATATTAATATCACGAATAACTCCAACCTCTGTCTGTCTTAATGCATTTTCCATGTATTGACCAGATAGAAAGTCATTAATATATCTGACATGCCTTGAGTAAATATCTTCTCCTAAAACATCATCTAAATAAGATATATAATCAACATAATCCCCACCCCATGCTTGTATTTGATCAAAATTTAAATTCTTAACTGAATATATATCCTTTTTCCTATTTTTATTAAAGTATTTACGATTAATAGAATTACCATATGGTTCTGCACCATTATGAGTGTAATCTAACAATGGTTGATTATTAGTGATTGAATATAAAGGTCTATCATAATCAATATTATAGACCTCTCCTATTGCTGGAACTAGATTTTCAGTATATTGAAAATATTTACCGTAATTTCTTCTTAAATGTTCATCCCTTGTTTTTGAATTTTTATCCAATACACTAGGTACTTCTGCTATTTTTGATTTCATGATTTTTGATCAAATGGTTAATCTTTCTTTTTTATTTTCTTTCTCTATATATTCTTGATTTTAGATGTCTAATATTTATATACCAAGTATTATTAATTATAATTATTATTTTATATTTTTAAATACTTAGTATTAGTAATAACGCGCGCACGCGTATTATGCCATACCTATACCAAACTTATCATGGGTCTTATTTCTTGCAATTCTAAATTCTTTTCTATTTAATAATTGTTCATTAATATAATCTATTACAGCAGGTTTTAATGAATCAAGTAATACCTTTGAATCAATAGTTGTTGTTTGGCCATTTAATGATAGTGTTAATGTGCCATTCATATTAATATTTATTGGTTCAATTGACAACTTATCAGCAACATTTGTTAACCCATTTTTAATTGCTCCACCCGCTTTAACGACCATGCTTCTTAATTGATCTTTAATAGGCCTTACTGGTCCTCCATTAGCATATCCTTGTGCATTTATTGCGTCAAGTGTTCCTCTGTTTTTAGCGGCGGCCGCTGCATTTATAACATATTCACCATTTGATAACCTAGCGTGTATTAAATCATCTTTAGGACCTCCAGGACCTACTACACTACCACCATGAGAGAATAATTTCTTATTTCCCATGTCTACTTCCTTATCGTCTTTAATCCAATTGTTATCACTATATTTATATATATCCCATCCTTTAGTTTTTGCTTTTGTATATCCTTGTGCTTGTGCTGCATTTAATAAACTTATAAGTTTTTGATCAAATTCATCTTGTGAAAATTTACCTTTACCGTTTCTACCTTTTTCTGCTTCTGCAATATCTTCTGCTGACATACCAAGTTGTTTTAGAATATTAACACTTCCGCTGTGTAACTTTCCAGTATAAAAATCATCAGAAATATCTTCAAATAACTCAGCATTTGCTTTATTGAGACCCATATTTTGAGCCATCTCCTCATCAGTGCCACCGACTAACTTAGCCATCATATTAACAATCCTAGTTTTCAATACATCTAAGATGTCGTTAAGTTTATCGGTCACCGTTCTTGTTGTTACGAGTATATCACCAACCGTAGCGCCTTCTTTTAATGTTTTTTGGTCGCTTTCATTCTTTAATCTCATTTTATCTTCCATTGTTAAAGAACTAACAGCCTTCGTTTCTTCATTCTCTTGACCAGCATTAAATGTTACAACTGCTTCGCCTTTCTCATTTATTCTCGCTATATTTTTAATATATGTTTCAGTAGGCTTATCAAGTCCCTTTCCTAATTGGCTAGTAACCATATTTTCTCTTGCTAGATTCATAGCCATTGACATCATTTCAGATGGATCAACACCCATTTCCTGAGCGGCTTGTTTCATTCTTACACGGTTAAATGAGGTTATATCAATGTGTCCCTTTTTCTCATCAAATTTTGCCATTGATGAATACATATTAACCATACGATCCATTAAACCCTCTGCATCATTTAACCCCTCATAAAGCATTTGTAATGGATTTCCGAATCTAGCAAAATCTCCGCCCAAAACTGATAATCCAGCACCAGCCTGAACAGCGCCTTCTAGTGTTGATACTTTATCTGCAAATCTGGCTGCTTGGTCCATATTAAATTTAAGCGCCACAGAACGCTCTGCCATTCTCTCTAATGCTTTAACACCACTGGCAAATGTGTAATTTTGAGCCATTTTTAAGTTTTTAGTAACAGCATTAGTTACAGCCTTAGCATTTAAGCCATGTTTACCTGCAGTTGAATATATACTTGCAATCTTTTTATCTATAACATCAACTGATAAACCGAAAGTGTCATATTGTGAAATGACATCCTTATCAATACCAAATTTTGTTAAATCCTCTAATGATTTATATTGGCTTTTAGACATGTATTCAAAATTTCTACCTGTCTTTTCAGATAATTCTGCCATGTTTTTAAGGATGTCTTGCATTTTATATGCCATTCCACCCCACTTTGAAATTTCAGAAGCGACTGCCGATGCTTGAATTTTCATTTTTTGCATTGCTCTCTCGCCACCACCTACATTTCTTACATAACCCTGCGCTGCAACGTTAAGTTTATCATATTCTTCTACCATCATGGCAATACCCTGTGCCGCTGCACCAATTGCCTTACCCCATGGGCCAAAATTACTAGTAATATCAGAAACTTGTTTACCAACGTCTGTTATTGATACTTTATCTTTATTAAGAAAATTAGCAGTTTTTTCTAATCCAACCCCAGCACCGTTCACTAAACCAACACCAACGGCATTTGCGACGCCTTTAACTCCACGTCCTCCTCTTCCATATGCTTCAAGAATGTTTTTAGTAATATCTTTGTTAAGAATGTATTTTCCTAAATCACCCTTAAAACTACCATTTTCTCCTTTTCTAATTAATTCTTCCTTATATTTTTTATTGATTTCTTCCTGAAGTTTTGTTTTTATTTCCGCGTTTTTTCTCTCATTTTTAATTCTTTCTTCTATTGCGGACTTTTCTTCTTCACTTAAAGATTTAAATTCATCCCTTAGTTTTTTTGCTTCTTTTAATTTTTCGTTTTCTTCTGAAAGTTCTTTTCTTTTTATAGTCAATAATTGCCTCATGGTCTTTTCTTCATCTTTGTTTAAAGCACCACTTGACAATTTATCTTTCATCTGATCAATAATATCTTGTTTTATTCTTCTTTGTTCCTGTTGAAATTTTACATCAGCATCTAATTCTTCCTCATGAGTTTTACTCTGTTCTTTTTTAATTTTTAATTCATTTAAATATATCTCGTTTAAATTCTTCTTAAAGTTTAATTCATCACTTAAACTAAATAAAGACGTATTACCAAGCGACTCTACATTCACAGAGCCACCATTACTTCCGTTTGGCATATCAATTTTTAATTGACGAATTGCATCCGAAAATGCCTCTTTTAATAAATTTATATCACTTCTTTCTAATGCCATATTTCTTTATATATTTTTTCTAATTATAAATACTTTCTCCTATAATATTTAACAACAAAAAAACACTCAAATAGAGTGTTTTATTGCCTTTTTAAGTTAGATTGTTCCATTTCTGCATAAGCATTTAATGCTGCGCCATCAACAGTCTTAGGCTTACCGTCATTATGCTTACCTGGGTCGTTTGCTTCATTATGTCTTTTTATCCAATATTTTCTAATATATACTGGCATCTCATACATTACTGTTTCGTATGGTATCTTGACGTAATTTACACACCCCCATATTTCATCCCATAATGCGTTTTCTGCTTCTGGATTATTAGATATTGACGAAAATAAACTGATCAAATCGCAGAAAGGTACTAACAGAGCCACCTCCAAGACTCTTAGGACGTTCTACTTTTACATTATAATCAATTCCAGGTGTATTTTGAATAATGAATTTTCTATATTCAGAAGCATCTTTAATGTTCATATTTAAAATATAGTTATTAATGTAATCTCTATTCTCTATGCCATTAACTGATACTGTTTGTAAAATTAATCTATCGGTTAATTCGTGCGTAAACGTATAATCAGCCATTTCGTCATATTTACTTACAATTTCATTATGAACGTCTTCAACCTCTTTTCTAATTTTTTCTTGTAAATCATTATCAATAAGGTCATTTCCAGATATAGCATCAAGTAATTCATCAGAATACTTTCTTAACATCATTACTTTTACTTTATTAGACTCTTTAATCTTGAGTTTTTTCAAAAATTTTTCATCACGGTTTGTTAAGAATCTAAACTTAATTTTATCGTGTGTATTTGGTGTTTCAAAATCAAAAAATCCATTTTCATCACCCTTCAAATTAAAATCTTTATATTTTAATGTTGTTAAATCAATATTTGTTTCAAATTCCTTGCCAGTATCTGGATCCGTAACAATTATAGGATATTCATTTCCATATCCAGTACCTCTTAACCATATGATTATTGCTTCAATATCACCCTGTAACAAACTATCAACATCGATTTTATCCATTACCTTTCTTTTTGCTATATGCTCAAGAAATTCTCCTTCTTTATATAAGTTTGGAGAAAAAATCATGTTTTCATCATATGCTGTTAAGTATGATACGCGCAATTCCTTTAATTTATTTTTGTAACATTCACCCTTAGATGGTAATTTTACCATTCCAAACATTTCTCTGCCATTCATTTCGAAAGGCTTATCTTCTTGTGATTGTTCTGACTTTTGAATTTCAAATTTAGGTGTATTTTCTACTCTTTGTGTATTTTCCTCAACCTGCAACTTTTCAACAACCTGATGATTAAATTCTGGTACGACCTGAGACCGTTCATCTAATTTAATAATAGGTTCATTATCAATAGAAGGAGCCTGAATTTTAAGTTCGCTAGTTTCTTGTCTTCCAGGGAAGTTAAGATTCTTCATTTGTTCCAAATATTTAGCCATTTCTTCCTTCTCCTCACTCTTTTTAACGATACTTTCGAGAGCACTTCTATCAATAGTCTTCTTTTTACCTTTTACACTTGATTTCAACTCTTCTTCAGTACCACCAAGGGCAACAAATCTATCAACTACGTCTTTTTGCATAGTTTTCATTAATTGTAATGCCTTTTCAGTGTCTTTTTCGCTATAAATTGGATTACCATCCTTATCTTTAGCCTCTTTACGGCGTTTAAGAGCATCAGCAATGCTCTTTTCATACATATTATATGAATTTATTAGTACACTTTTGGCTGTTTTCCTCTGTTCTGCTAATTCTTCTTTTGAAATTTGTGCCATTTCTTTATTTAGTTTACTATAAAGTTATTTTTTCTACTATAGTTGCAAAATATAGTGGATATTTATCGTCAGAATAATCCTCAAATATCTTACAATTTTTTAATGTGTATTTATTTCCGTCTGAAAGCACTATTTTTAGGTCGCGGGGAGGTAAGGCTTTTAGTTTTGTTTCAGAATCAAGGTCTTTATCATCCAAAACCCTATAACTATCATCCAACCAATATTTAATTTCACTTTCAGCGTCCTCATCAAGGCCTTCTGGATTGATATTTATGATTAAAACAAACATATCCTCTTCATCAGCCTTATCAAACAAGAAATCTTCATCAAAATTATTTCTATCTGAATCTAATAATAAGGCCTGTACCTCTACTTCATTATCATCATCTCCGTCATAGTATTCACCATAACTATTATCGTCATGCAAGTCATAAGAAAAGTCCCTGCTTTTATCTCTATGTAAGAATGCATCAATCTGCTTATCTGTTCTACGGAATTTATCCATTACCATATCCTCATAAGCATCTCTTGTTAGTGTGCCTTCATATTTAAATTGAGCACTTTCAGTATCTTGTACTGGTATAATTAAATTTGTTAACATAATTAAAATAGATTATTTATAATACACATCAACTGTTCTTCTATTGCCTTAATTCTTTCTTCTATAATTTCTTTTTCACTTTCTTCACATACGTCTAACTCGTATTTTAGAAAGTTAAACATATTATGGAGTTCAACAAAAGAAAGATGCTGTATCTTTTCGTTATTTATTTTCTTCATATTATTGCTTATTTTAAAAATAGTTATTTTTCATGAAAAGTAAACACTTTTTAGTGTCTTTTCTTTTTATTTTTGATAGTTCCATCTAAATATGGTTTTAATTCCTCTTTTAAATATTTCATAACACTGCTTGGCGATTCATTAATATCTTTTTCCCAAACATAAATTAATTTAATCCCATTTGTCCTACACCATTTCCTTTTTAATTCATCAATCTTTATGTCTCGTTTTTGCGTCCTATCTAAATCTTTTTCCTCGTATAGCCTTGGATCTCCATGCCAATAACTACCCTGTACTTCAATAATTGGGCCTCTCAAATCTGGACATATTCTAAAATCAAAATATCTACCAATAGATTCAGCCTTATATTGGTAAGTATAATTGATGCCTAGTTTATCTAGAAAATCTCTTGCAAAACGTTCTTCCAACTTAGAAGTGCCATATTCTTGTTTTCCTTTTGCTCGTTCTCGCGCATAACGAATTTTAGAGGCCTTCGTTCTTTCTATATGCTTTTTCTTTCTAGGAATAATAGTCTTAATATTTTTACGAATAGGTTGTGCCATTACATATCATGTTTATTTTTATACATATCAGCCATAGAATCATTAATCCAGCCACTTAATCCTTTAGTAAAGCCCATACTTTCCCAACGTTCGCGGATAAGTTTACGTGCTTCGGCCTGTATGCCAGTAGATATATTACCTACTTGGCCTTCATTTAAAAATTGTAATTTATTCATAATATTTTTTTGCTATTTTTAGCCAATATAATTTCTTTTTTTCATTAAATAGTCATAGATCTAAGTTTTTCGGATCACTATGACTGATATTATATAAATCTTCAAACTTTTGGCAATTTTTTTTGAAACTTAACATATCATCAAGTCCCATTTCAAACCATTCATTCATAATTTTATTACTTCCATACTTAATATGCATCCACTTCTCAATAAAGAACGGGTGTTCTGTTTGAAAATAATCAACCAGATATATTTCTCCGCTATTTCCAGTCTGTAATTTCTTTATTCTACGCTCGATAGTACCTCTTGTTACGCCTATTTTATATATTCCTTCCTTTTCAAAGTCGCCTAATAAATAAACATAACCTTTTTTCTCGGTATTTTCATCTTTTATATTCATTTTTACTTCGCAAAACTATATTTATATATGAATAATATGATTTTTTTAGGAAAAGTAAATATTTTTTACCTATAAACAACTATTTATTAGTAATAAAAGACGAATAATCAATTCAATAAAAACGTTTTATACAATGAATAAGAAGAATTATTTAAAAGAACTCAATGAAATCAAGAGTATCGCTGATAAAATCAAAAAAATCAATCTTAATGAACAAATAAGTTTTGAAGATGACGAAGATTTTAACGATTTATACGGAAACGATGATGAACAGCCAGTAGAGGAACCAGTTCAAGAACCAGAAGTTCCAGCAGAGGAACCAGTTCAAGAACCAGATCAGTGTGCGGATGGTGAATGTAACTTAGACAAGAAATCTACCGAGGAAGTTGGTATGGAAGAACTTGATAAAATGGGTGAAGTAGACCAAATCCGTAAAATCACTCTTAATGGTATGACAAAACTTGCAGACCACCCAGAAGATCCTCAATTCCAAGCACTTTTGAAGATATTCCAAATCTGCAATAAATCTGTTGATACAAAAGAAGATGGTGGTGAAAAATAATTTAATTTTTTTCATCAAAAACTTATAAGTGATACTATTTATAATAAACGAAAATAACTAAGATTAAAAAGACTATAATAATATGAGTGATTTACTTCAAAGAATGCCGTTACAGTTCGAACCTCTAAGAAAAAATAGATGGGTGGTTCGTTTTCCAAGTGACTTAGGTATATCAGAATGGATGCTTTCATCTGCATCTCGTCCAAAATTAACACAGAGCTCAACAGAAATACAATTCCTTAATACTTCTACTTATGTAGTTGGAAGATACACATGGGATAGTTTGCAATTTACCTTCAGAGACCCAATCGCGCCATCAGCATCTCAAGCATTAATGGAGTGGATTCGTCTTTGCTCTGAGTCAGTAACTGGACGTCAAGGCTATGCTGCTGGATATAAGAGAGATATTGAGTTGGAAATGCTTGATCCTACAGGCGTTTGTGTTCAGAAATGGATTTTAAAAAATGCCTGGATTTCGAATTGTGATTTTGGGTCACTTTCTTACTCAGATGATGCCATCGCTGACATTACTGCTACAATAGTTCTAGATTATGCGATACTCGCGTACTAACCTGATTATCAAGCAGTTACATTATTATAACATTATAAAAGCCGATAAAAATTCGGCTTTTATTTTTTTATATGTATACATATTTTTTTTGTATATTTATAGTACTTTATCTATGGGAAAAAGTATTTATAGTAAAAAAAGAAGAAATATGTATAGTTTTAATGAATTTATAGAAAGGGCAAAAAAAGTACATGGTGACAAATACAATTATTCAAAAGTTAATATAGTAGATAATAATGAAAAAGTTTGTATTATATGCCCAAAACATGGTGAATTTTGGCAAACGCCAAAAAGTCATATTGTTAGAAAATATGGTTGTCCTAAATGTGGCCGTGAAATATGTGCAAATAAAACAAAGAAAACTAATAATGAAATTATTAATGATTTTTTTTCTGTACATGGCAAAAAATATGACTACAGTAAAGTAGAATATACTAATGCATATACCAAAGTATGTATTATATGTCCAAAGCATGGTGAATTTTGGCAAACACCGCATGATCATTTAAAAGGTGTTGGCTGTCCAAAATGTGGCATGGAAAAGCAAAAAGAAATTCTTTCAGATACTTATCCTATTTTTTTAGAAAAAGCAAAAAAAGTACATGGGAATAAGTATGATTACTCAAAAGTAGATTATATAAACCAAAATACTAAAATTTGTATTATATGCCCAAAGCATGGTGAATTTTGGCAAACACCAAACAACCATCTTCGTGGGGAGGGATGTAGAATATGTGGCATAGAGTCAACTAAATATTATCGAAGTTTAAAACAAGATGATTTTATAAAAAGATCAAATAAAAAATTTAATAATTTCTATGATTATTCAAAAACAGATTTAAATCATAGAGATGAAAATGGAAAAATAATTATTACTTGCCCACTACACGGTGATTTTCTAGCAAACCCGTCTTGGCATCTATCTGGGGTTGGATGTCCAAAATGCGGAAAATCTGAAAAATATACTACTGAAGAATTCATAGAAAAGGCAATAAATAAACATAAAAACAAATATACATATGAAAAAGTTGAATATGTAAACTGTCAAACTAAAGTACCTATTACATGTCCAAAACATGGTATTTTTTATCAAGCACCAAGTGAACATTTATACGGTAAAGGTTGTCCAAAATGTGGAAACCAAATATCAAAAGCAGAAGATGAAATATATAATTTTTGTTGTGAACAAATAGGTGAAGAAAATGTTCAGCAGAGAAATAGACTTATTATCCACCCGTATGAATTAGACATTTACTTACGTTCATTAGGATATGCAATTGAATATAATGGGTTAAGATGGCATTCAGAAAAATTCGGAAAGGATAGATATTACCATCTAAATAAATTAAATGCTTGTAAAGAAAGGGGTATTAAACTAATCCAGATATTCGAGGATGAATATGTAAATAAACGAGATATTGTGTATAATAAGTTAAAACATATAATGAAATTTGATCAAAAATTACCTAGAATACCTGGCAGAAAATGTAAAGTAACGGAAATTTCTATTAACGAAGCAAAAGATTTTCTAAACAAATACCATATTCAAGGTTATGTTGGTTCTAAAGTTTATTTAGGTGCTTTTTATGATAAAGAATTAGTTGCTGTAATGACGTTTAAAACATTAAATAGAAATCCTCTAAATTGGGAATTAACGAGATTCGCAAGTAACTATAATTACATTTGCCAAGGTGTCGGAGGAAAATTATTCACTCACTTTATAAAGAATTATAATCCAGAAGAAATTAAATCTTTTGCTGATAGGAGATGGACTATCAACGAAGAAAATAACATATACACAAAATTAGGTTTTGAATTTGACTCTTATACCAATCCAGATTATCATTACTATAGAGAAGAAGACGGTCCAATTAGACAACATAAATTTGCTTTTAGAAAAAATAGACTAAACAAGAAGTATGGCTTACCATTATCCATGACAGAAGAAGAGATGACTGAAAATTTAGGCTATACAAAAATATACGATTGCGGACTTATAAAATATACATGGAACAAAAAAAGAGAGGTTTAAACCTCTCTTTTTTCTTTATTATAGGAAATATTAAATATCGCTGAAGGATACGCCTTGAGGAGTGACCATAAACTCAATCTCGATATATTCGAGGGTTGGAGTAGGTTTAACCCATAGTTTACATTGGATTTCGTGAGCATCCATCATTTCAGGAGTTTGTTCTACATCCAATCTGTAATCTGTAATACCTCTATCTCTCTTGATTTGAGCAAGGATTGGGTTAACAATGTCCTCGAATTCTGCTTTTAGAGTTGTATCATTAGGCTCGAAGAGTAATACTCTTGTAGACTCAATGATAAGTTTTCTCATGTAAAGCATCAATCTCACTGTGTTAACTCTGTTCATTGGAGTGTCACCAGTGTACATTGTTTTATTACCCCAAACCTTAACACCATCTTGTGAGAATGTCTTTAATGGGTTGATACGACCATCGTAAACATTATCCTCATCCTCAAGTTTAGCAAAGAAGTGCATTCTAGTGCAATCAACTTTACCTCTCTCAATACCTGCAGGTGCATACCATGGGAATTTCTTGTTATCAACGTCAGCCATATTTCTCAATACGTCCTTAGTTGCAGGAAGATTAATAAAGATATTATTCTCACTATCGAAGAATTTAACCCAAGGATAGTATGTACATGCATAATATGTATCGATACCTACATCTTCAAGGTTTTCAGCAGCATCTGCAGATGAGTACATCTCGTCAATTGCGTCTGAAGCGCCCCAAGGCTTATCAGGAGTATCAACTACATATAATGTATCTTGACGTTTTTCCTCAATCATGTCGAGTGCATCTTCAACAAGTAATGTGTTGTTTACGTAATCGATGCCTGGAGTAGCAAACAAGTTGATTATATACTTCTCTGGAATCTCAAATTGGTTATAGCCAGCTAAGAAAGCGTAATAGTCAGATGTGATACAGTTTCCTTCAAGTGCTAGGCTTGTTCCATCTTGGATTTTAGAGAATGTTTGTCCGTATCCGTTTTTAATTGTACCCTTATATTTATTTGCTTTAAATTCGTCTGTATTTGTACGCGCGTTACGATAAATATCCCATCCATCGAAACCACCATAGAAGCACATTGTGAACTTACGCAATGCTTTATCAGCATAGATTGTATCTTCCATATCTTGTTCACTACCAATTACTGGTGCACTACCTCCTACAGGTGTATTATTTACAGATACACAATCCCATGTAATTGATGAAGTATTTAAGTCTCCGTCAATGGTAATTGTAATTCCGCTTAATTCTTGTTTTATCTCATCTGATAGTGTAGAATCAAGGTGGAATGGGTGTGTATATCCGTGAGTAAACTCATCCGTGTACGCATTTTTGCCTTTATAAGAAAGCATGTCGGTATCTATACCAGTTAAATCTGACAAACCGAAGTATTGACGTTTTGCCTTGATATCATCATCAAGAATAGTGTTATATTTGAATGAAGGGGCGATTAATTGACTAGTACCCTCTTTTTTGTCTGAATAATCACGTACAGGGTAGCCTAAGAAACCGCATGGAACACAATTTTGTGTCATATCATTTTCAATAACCTCTACCATGATAAATTTAGATTTCAATTCATATGCACCATCTAATGTACCAATTTGTAGTCCAATATATTTTGGATCACCAGGAACCATAGTAAGATTCTTAAATGACTCAAGAATTGTTACATTACCGTCAGAATCACCGAAGTCACGAACATATACATCAAATCTTCCATCATCTGGGCGAATATTAGCAATAGAAATCTTTACTTCAGTATTAGATTCTGTACCGTCAGAAATAGTGTGGAATCTGAAAAGTTTCTTAACTTGTAAGTTCTTTCCATCACCCTTTAACTCTGAAACAACCCAAGGAGTTGATGCACAACGGAATTGATCATGGTAATCACTCATATCATTTAATGGCACAAGAATATCTTTATCATTTTCATCCTTGTCTAAACAAACAAATGCATCATATTCCAATACTTTAACCGCTTTAACTGTATCATTGAGCGTTCCAGCACTTATACTTTCAACTGTAATTCCACTTCCGCTTTCGTCTTTTAATTCAACATATATATATTTTTTTACACCGTTAGTAGGATCTATAAATGATTTAACAGTATAAATACTACCTACCGTCATTGCGCTAGTTTCAGAAGTAATAGTATTAGCACTATTTGTTATATGGAATACAAATCCGTTACCAGTATCGCCACTAAATTCTTCTCCATTTTCTGCACAAATAAATGTTTGACCAAGTTGTTTTCTTGTTAAACTTGTCTCAGGAATAGTAACGAAGTCTTTAACTGGATCCGCAACAGCAGAAATTACCAACTCGTTAACTTTTTTAAGTTCTCTAGTTGTTCCACTTGTTCCAGTAACAGTTATTCCGCCAATTTCAGAAACTTTTTGTCTGGTAATCAAGTCATCCAACATTACATCATATAATTCCTCAACGAAAATTGCGGATGTTCCCTCACTTGCTTTAGAACCAAGGACATTATAGATATAATCCTTAGTACCAGCGTTTAATGAAACTGGATAACGACCAACCTCAACATATTCTCCCTTTTCTTGATCGAATTTATGTGCAACCAATGTAAATTGGCCATAGTTAATCGCATTAATTGGATAAGTTTCAGTGCTTGCAGTAGTTGCTGTTACGGAGCCACAATTAACCAAAACAGATACGTTAGTGTAAGGTTCAATAGTTACTTTATCACATGCAAATTGCAATGTATCATATTTAGAAATTGGGTTACACTCAGTACCAACATTTGCATACTTTTTGTAAACACCTCTTGAACGTAATACTGCAATCACATGTGTTTCTGTTTGGGCAGAGTCCGTTGCAGTGATTAAGAATGCAGGGCCTGCATTATAGCCGCTAAGTCCTAAAACACGGCAAACATAAAGACGATCTGATGCTGACAAATATGATTTAGCAATGTAAGGTAATTGATATTTAGGATATTGAGAATCCTTAAATTTCTCTGCGCTAGTACCACCAAAATAGTCTCTAAATTGGTTATAATCTTGAACTAAAATTGGTTCAAAAGCAGGACCTTTAAGCGTCTCACCAGCAATACCCAATGTAGTTACACCTAATGTTTTCGCAGCATAAGAAAGATCTGTGAATTTAGTATAAACTCCAGGACTTGAATGTGTTCCTCTAATTTTTCCCATAATTATTATTTTATTTTAATTTGATTATTCACTTATTTTATAATAAATACTTTCTTTCTTTCGAAAAATACAGTTAGTTTGTATTTATTTTACTAAAATTTTATACTTTAGTGCCATTAATGATGAATGTAGCCTCTTTGTTTTTAACTATTTTATTACACATAACCTTTATTTCATCACCGTTATGAAGTGTTACGTTTCCATCTATCTTATCTCCATTAACATAAATTTTGTAATTATTGAGTATATTATCAAGGTCGACTCCAGTCATTTCAAAATCCGTATCGTTTTTAAAATGAATTATGTTCTTGGTACACTTTATCGGGAAGAAAACTGTTATTTTAATATCTTTACCATTTTCACAATCTTCAATTTCAGCATCTGGTATATTTATTTTACTAGGCATGGATAATATATTAACGCCTCTCTTTATTGGAATCTCTTCAACTCTATAGTCATCCTCAGTTATGATATATGCCATTACTTTAATATTAAATGTTTGTGCATAGTACTGTCTATCATCTATTTGATAAGATGATTCGTCAGATATACTCTCTAATGTCATTGGCATGAAGTGCCCATTTGGCCTAATATAACACTGTCTTGCCCTAAACTTTCTATTGATTAATGTGTTGAACTCATTTATCTTGTCGTATTTGTTTGTAAATACAGATATTTTATAAACCAAATCAATTGCTGTTGGCTGATGCATTTTTAGTACTAAGAATGACTCTGACCCATTATCATCCAATACAATTTGTTTCTTCATTGTATAGAATCTATCTTCACCTGGTACGTTCCAGTAGCCATTTTGTATTTTGCCTAATTCTGGGTTATTATCACGGCTAATAGATTTAAAATTTAATAGAATATTTTTATCTTTATCTGTAAAACGCCACGATTGGGTATATTCTGAGAATCTTTGATTACTAAACAACACCATCGTTGGAAATTCTCTTCCATCATCGGACGTAATTGTTAAATCCTGTTCGACCCAGCGTTTAAAATCATCATCAATGTCTTTATACTCCACAGTTTTAGGTAGGAAGGTACCGTTTTTCAGTATCTCCGACATTAATTCATACCTTCTGTCATTTCCGACATAATGTGAATGTATGTCTAAATAATTTTTATACTCTTCTGCCATTAAATACCTTGTGTTTCCGTAACATCACCAACAGAAGCACATACTATATTTCTATAATATGGCTCATATCCATAAAGTGTATGTTTATTATCGTAATTAACCCTACCATCATCTGCAACTGTAAAAAACTCCATATGGTCTGGTGTTACTTGTAATCCGATATAATCGCCTAAATGTATTTCGCAGTTATTCTCATCCAACTCCTTCTGAAGTATCTGGAATTCAAGTTTTCCTACCTTTTTATAATAGTTTTTAATCTTCTGAACATCATATGTCTTCAATTCGGCCTGATTTAACTTATACATACAGTTAAGTTCAATAGGTGTTTTGAATACTAAATCCTTAAATTTAGCCTCTTGATATACATCATCTATTTTAGTGTTCTCCCTATCAACTTCATACAATACAACAGTCTGATTTAGCACTTTGTTTATATACTCCATGCTAAATCCAAGTTGCATATTAAATTGATGTTCCGAGAAGAACATATTATTCCTATTGATAGGATTTTTTCTTTTAATATCTGTTGTATTTAACTTCATAATTACGCTCTACCTTGGCCACGATAGGATTTTTTATAATTCTTTGAACTTTTAAGTCTTGATGTTTTACATTTTGATATCACACCTGGGCGTTTTTTGTGAGGTGTTGCTATAAATGAAAAACTACTATTTGTTACTTTTGCCATTTTATTTATTTTTTAATGTTTTGTTTATTATTTGTATTTTACAACTTTCCCAGAAGTTTTATTATAGGCGTACATATGGAAAACTGCGTTATCTACATAAGACAGACCACCATAGGCTCTAACATTATAATCTTGATTACTATCTGAAAGTAATGAAATATCACCAAATGTCAAACTAGTTGGTTCTTGTTTATTTAGGCCCAACACGTTGTGCAACGTTCCAGGATAACTCTCCATAGCATATGCCTCATATTTTAAATTACTATAAGATCCGTTATAAAAAAATAAAGGATAATACCATGCTATATAATTATTATTGAGAACTGGTGAAAAAGTACTTGAATTATAGTTGTTTGTTGTACTTGTTCTTTTTAAATAAGAAACTTGTTGCAATTGTCCGCTTGTACTTGACCATATAAGTCCCCTAAAATACGTCCCATCATAGTGATACCACGAAACCCATTTATCTAAACTAGATTCAACTCCCGAGATACTATCAGTGCCAAGATTATAATCCCAAATTGCTGTACGGGCTTTGATGTATTTACTACAAAAATGTAAATTTGAAGAGGCATCTCTATAAGCAAACCAACAATCAACACCTGGCCAATTATATGAATTAGTTCTTGTTTTTAGTAAACTAATAGAATTACCATCAAAGTATAATATATGTAATGGGACACTATAATTACTATTACCTCCATATAAACATATATAGTTATCTTTAACAACGCCGTTATGATATTTTGAAGAAAGTTCAATAGAATCCAAATCATTCCCATTTAAATCGAAAACATGCAGTGTATGTACAGTCGAACTCCATTGGTCGAATACTAATACATATACATACGGGCTGTTATCAAATTTATACAAGAATGATTTTTCACCAGACAACTGATTGATTGCATTAACAACTGTTTCAAATGGATCACCAGACATATGTCCGCCGTCCTGTTGCATTATCAATGTTCTTCTAATATCACTCATTATCCCATTCACCTATAACACCTAAATTATTTTCTATGCTAACTAAATATTTTTTATTTGTTTGCGTATTCAAATCCTTCATCCATACTACTGTATCAGGTACATATAACGCTGTCGCAACGTTACCGCTTGTAAATTGAAACATATATTCATTAACGATATTTGAATCACCAGAAACAAAAGTAATATTCAAAACCTCCCTCTCGCCGAACATATACATTTTATTTGGTTCAATACTAAAAGTATTTCCACTATCAGATGTTTTATCAATTACAGGTATGCTTCCTCCTCCAGCAGATACTAATTCCTCAATTTTAGAAGAGGAATATGTTGTCTCATTTGAAACATTATTATCATCAATTGCTGCGACGATAGTTTCTTGTGGGATAAAATATTCGGAATCCGCTCCATCATAATTAGAAAATTCTCCGTTATAGTAATTTTTATAATCTCTCATTTTATTCAAAAATGTTTATACACTATTATTTACTTATAAATAGTTTTTATCATCGAAATAATATAATTTTTGTATATTTATTTTGTATTTATATACAGAAAGCGAAAAATAACACAAAGTAACAAATAAGATATAAATTATGCAAAAAGAAAGTAAAGTACAATTATCAAAAATGATGTCTTTAATGGAACGTATGGATAAACATTACACCAATGATCAAGCAAAGGTTTTATTAGAGAACGATTTGAGAAGCAAAAATCTTTTAAAAGAAGAAATTGAAGAGGCTGATAGGGGTACAGCCGTTCAAATTGACAACAACACTTACTCATTAAGTGATCCAGAAGAATTAGTTAGAGTGTTATCCAAGAAAGATATGACGCCCCAAAAAGGCTGGTTTGTAACCATGGGTTATGTATGCGGCGTTACGGAATTAGGCGATAAACAAATTCAAAAAGGTGTCGACTCATTTGAACCAGGTTCCCCAGAAAGAGTAAAATCATTAGGTTTCGATAGATTAAATAACATTATTGATAATCCAACGATTATTGATAAGGGTATAAATAAAGGCAAAATTAAAAACCCATATATGCCAGATAGTAATTCAAACTTTATTGTTAAAGTTGAAAAAATACAACTAATGTATGGTAGAAATGAAGAATATGGCAAGCGTAAACAAGATGTCGAACACGATTTAGAGGCATACCAACACGAGAATCCAGAAGATGTACAACATTATATCGATTATGTAGCAAATAGGCCAAAGAATCCATATCAAATAACAAGTTTCCCACAACAAGCATATGGTATGAAGAGCGACAATAGAACAAGAGTTCCAAATACCAACATATTCCAGTATCCAGACGGAAGTTATGAAATGGACTTCAATACTCCTCTTAAAGTTTATAAACGTCTAAAGGTTGCTTATTTCTTAATTAATGACGAAAATAATATTGAAGAAATAACCCCAGAAGAAGTAAAAGCATACGTTGACTTATTTGGTGTTAAAGCAAATAAAAAAGTTGCTAACGAGGATGAAATTGTCGCAAGAGTTGAGAAATTTATAAACGATACAAAGACAAAACGCCATAATGGGGACTTATATAATCACTACAAACTAAATAGCATCTTCTTACTTAACTTTGCAACAGAAGATGGAAGACAAAAATTACAATTCTACAATCCAAACGCTGTTGTTAGATTTGTTAAGGGAAAGGAATTGAAGAGCGGAATAACTCCTTCAAGATATACAGCATCTGGACTGCTTAAACCTCATCTTGAAAAAATGAAACAATAATTTTAGTTCATAATTTTTAGGGAGATAAGAAATTATCTCCTATTTTTTGTATATTTACAAAGAATAATACAAAACTTACAATGGCAAACTTAAAAAAGACAACACAGGCACTCGAAATTCTCAAGAATTATGAAGGAGAAAATCCGTATATCCTAATGTTAAAGAGGGACATGTTTGTTTATGAGGATCCAGACGCAGTTGGAGACTTTCAGATAAACTATATCCTTAAAAATCACGATTATAAGCCTAAAACAATAAACAGATATACAAAAATACCAGAATGGTACGGCCTAGATAGACAAGAAAAGTGGAATACCGAATTTGTACCTCAAAAATTACTTGTTTGTTCAATTTTTGGTGAAACGGATATTTCTTATAGTTGTTATGTACAGTACAGACAGTCCGTACCACCTGTTATGTGTTTTTTACCAAAGAAAGCAATTATAAATAACCTATTCGTTGAGGATTATAATAAAATAGAAGTTGATTTTGATAGGTACGATAGATTATCAAATGCAAAATCGGAAGGTAGAAAGTTAAAACCACACCAAAAAGAGGCTGTTAAATTCTTATTGTCAAGAAAAAAATGTATGTTATGTGACGAGCAGGGATTAGGAAAAACAACATCCTTATCAGTAGCCGCTATTGAAGGTAATTTCGACTCCGTATTGATTATCTGCCCAGCATCATTAAAGACAAACTGGAAAACCGAATTATCATATTACGTTGATGAACGATATATTACCGTAGTTGATGGATTTAGTGACAAAAACAAAAAAGAATTAGAGAAGTTCCTTGGGTATGGTATAGGAAAATCTGGAAAAAAGAGAGAAGAACTATTAGAAGATGTAAAACAATATGGCAAATGGCAAGATAATCGTTTTGTCATCGTTAACTATGACATATTAGACGATTTTTATACACTATCAAGTGTCAGAAGTGAGTCGTCCGTTAAGGAATTAGTTGAAAACAATCCAATGCTGAAATATATTTACAATAAAAAGGCCTGTATTATAATGGATGAGGTCCATATTCTAACGGATAGTTCATCTAAACGCTATAAAATCATTAATAATTTGATCAAAAGGGGTAAACCAGAAAGTATATATCTTGCAACAGGAACTCCAGTGACAAATAACCCATTGAATTTATACTATTTACTAGCACTTATTGAGAATGAGATAACGGCCGACTATAATTATTACATTAATACCTATTGCGAAGCAAAGAAATTCCCAGCAAAAGGAGAAAGAGAGCGTTGTGAGAGAGAATTTTTAAGAATGAAAGGTAAATCATCGTGGTATGATTTAACTAACGCAGAAAAAGAAGGGCTAAAGGACTATATTTCAAAGCACGCAAAGATGATTACCACAGCAACTGGTTCTGATAACCTTAATGAATTGCAAGAAAAGATATCTCATATCTATTTAAGAAGAACAAAAGATATACTCGACCTACCTCCGAAGTATCTACATGAAGTATTTTATGACTTAACGGTTGATCAAAAGAAAGAGTATAACAGATTGTGGGAAGAATATGAGGCAGAACAAAAACAACTCGATCAGGATAAGGAATTAAATAAGGAGTTGCTTGAGGGAAGTATCTATCGAAGTTATCTTGCAAACATAATGGTTCCAAAAACAATAGAATTGGCTAACTCTATTATATCAAAAGGTAATAAAGTCGTAATTGCATGCTGTTTTGACGAGGAATTATACTCATTACGTGATTATTATAAAGATAAATGTGTTATTTATAACGGGAAGATGGGACTCAAGGATAAAGACGCCGCAAAAGATAAATTTCAGAATGATGATAATTGTATGGTATTCATCGGAAATGTCATTAGTGCTGGAAAAGGCATCACACTGATTAAATCTCACGACCTTATATTCAACTCATTTAACTATTCAAATGCTGATTGTAAGCAAGTCGAGGATAGAATACATAGAATTGGGCAAACACATGACTGTGATATCTATTATCAGTTCTTTAGAGAGACACAGTGTGAGAATGTTTGGAATATCGTATTGAAAAAACAAAGAATAACTGAAGCATTAATAAAAAAAGAAGAGGAGAAATAATATGGAAAAAAGAATGAATTGGAAAGAAAAAGGAATGTGGGTAATAAGAGACTTTGATGGAATCTTATATATCTGTAACAGAAAGCCATATAAAAACTTTCACGACGAATTTGATTTTGTATGGAGTTGCGAGGGCGATTTTATTAGATTAGATTCGAAAAACTTCGATGATTTAAAGCCACAAGACGATCCAGTTGAGGTTGATGTCGTTGATTTATGGAAAAACAGAAAAATAACAGACTAAAATAAGCCTGCTATTTTATTTTTAATTAATATCTGGTCCTGGAGTTATTGTTCCAGTAGATAATGCATTTGAAAAAAAATCTGTTATGAACTATATATACTTATACAAGTTGCGAAGAGCAGATAAGCGAGAAGAATATGTAAACTATTCGGGTTCATTTTTTATAAATTATTACTCCATATTGTTTGTCCACTATTAGTGTCTTTTATGTACATTGCGGACGTTTCATTTATATCGTAGTTGCTTGTAAAATATGCCACAGTAGAGTTTACATTTACTGTACGACTATTTGGGAAAGACGAATTCCAATAAGACACATAATTTTTATCTATGTCATAATAATATATAGGATTGCGTAATAAGAATGTTATCCTTGATGAGGGTAAAGTATTAGGAACGATAATTGAACATCCAATAGGGCTGGCACCAAAATTACGCGTATAATATCTAAAAATATAATTTCCCAAACTGATTTCCTTTTCACCCAAAATCACATATGCATCCTCTATTTGTTTATCTGGGAGATACCCCAATACTACATTTTCAACTTGGCTTATGTTTGTACATATAGATACATATTTACAAGGAGAAACATTTCTGAAATAGGAATATCCAGTAAAATATTCTACATATTGCCAAGTTTCTTGTTGTCTGTATAACTTACAATTATCGAAGTCTAATATATTTGTATCTCCTAAATATACTTTATGACTAAGATTTGAATCTAATTGTATATTCACAATACTTGCATAGTTAGCATCTTCTTCGAGGATAATATTTCCATTACTTCTGACTATCTTATAACCATACAGCCAGGCATTTCCTATGCTTTGCATCTGCATCATCAGCCTTCTTCTCTCTAATAACGTACTCATGCAGCAATCCTCCTTTCTCTAGAATCACTACATAAAATATTGATTATTAAGAGTTTACCCCCCCCACACATTGGCGGATTTGAAGCTATAATGTTGCCTATTTGGAATATTCCAACGCCTGGATAAAATGCATTGTTAATATTGTCAATTACACCACAAATTCCATTTTTCAAATATGGGTAAAGGTCTAACAATGTATTACCATCTTCTATTATTTTTAAATTTAAATGGTCTGCTTCCTTGTGCACTTTTAAATATTTCAAGTTGATTATCATAAACAAAAATATCATTTTCATTACCACTTCTTTTTCTCTGTCTATATGGCATTTCAACCCCATTTTTTAATATTTTAAGTTCACTATCAGTAACATAAATTTTGTAATTTGCACTTTCTTCCTGGGAAAAATTAGATATTACTTGAATTGTTGGAGAAGTTGTTTTTCCAACTCTCCCTTGAATAATATTACCTCCATAAACCCCACTCTTTAATATTACACAACCACAAAATTTATTTTCCCATACATCAAGGTCTTTACGATTGCTTATACCAAAACCAACAATATTTGGAACATTTTCAAATTCAAAAATAAATCTAGTTTTTTTATTATATATGTATGATACTGGGATATAAGATGATGTATTATAATTCATTATCCAATCAATGTATCCACTTTCTCTACCCATTATCACATTTCTCCTATTTAACAATTCCTTACTCATCTCTATGTGGTTGATTTTTCGCCCAAGTTATTGCTTCTTCTACAAAGTTATAATATTCCTGAAATGCTTCTGGTTCTACATCTCTCTTCCTTTGTACTTCAAATTCTTGGTTAATAGAATATCTCTCTCTTATTTTACCTTCTACTAATTCTTCAACAGTAGGTAAATATGGTTCTGGTTCTGGAGCCACATATTCTTCCCATCCTTCATTCATAAAAACCTCTAAGGTAGGGTTAAATATCATAAAACCATCTATCGTAATAGATGTTAATACCTTACCGTTCTTCACTGTAAATGTTCTTATAACTCCGTCTTTTATAAATGTCTTACTCATAATATATAGTAGTATTTTAAATATTTTTTATGATTGAGAAGGTAGTGTTATTTCAGCAAATACACCAATATGTTCCATAATTGACACCTCGAATATTTTCCCACTTGTTCCACCGTCAAATACTGGTACTATTCCAGCATTCCAATTAATAGGATAAGACATGTCGAAGTCAATTGTTAGTGTATCACCAGGTGCTATATTGATTAAGAAGTGGTATTCTTGTACGTTTGTACTTCCAGAATCATAGATAAATGATAATGTCACATTATCAACTCCTTCTTCTAATACGTATAGTGTGTTTGCACTAATTAATGTCATTCCACTAGTAATACCAGAATCAATTATCACTATTGGTGTTTCACCTAAATTATTGATTACTTCTTGTACTGTGCTTGCAGATGTTATATTTGAGCCATTGTAATCACCTATACCGTTAACATATAAGTCTCCGTTGTTCATCACTTCAATGGCATTCTTTCTATCATAAATAGAGGTACCTATACCGATTGAATCAATAGTTAATCCACTATGTGTTTCATTATATATACCACTTGCGCGTTCATAATTATTGCTTGTCTTTGTCCCGTATCCCTCTGAGTGGGAAGCGATTCCAATGGCGGTAGTTGCCTGTCCTTCAGCATGTGAAGATGCACTTACAGCAACATTACTCCTTGTTACGACTCCACAACCACCACCATATGCTGTATCAGTTTTAAGTGTGTCTGGTGGATAAACATTTACAATCTCACTATAGAATAATGGGTTAATTGTAAAAACATATGTATATTTTGTAACTCCACTAACTTCTTCTTGTGTTTTTATTGTTTCTGATATTGGTAACACTCTCCTAAAATCAGCCACATCAGTTAAATAAATAACCCTGATTTCATTTATATCAACATCCGTTATAGTTGTAACTGTTACCGTGTGTGCCGTATCATCATGAGAATAATTTTCCCAATCATAAAACTGTATAGAATTATAATTTCCGCCCTCTGAGTGTGAAAAATTACCAATCGCAATATTTTCGCTTCCCTCTGCATGTGAACTATTACCATACGCACAAGTATTATGTCCTTCACCATGCGCTGCTTGATTTACTGCAACGCCTTGTTGCCCTTCTGCCTGGGAGTTTTGCCCTAATGCCTGAGAACCAGACCCAGTGGCAGTAGATGCCGTTCCCATTGCCTTAGTATTACAACCTCTTGCATTTGCCCAAAAATTAGATGCTTCAGTACCCTCTCCTTCGGCATGAGAATAATGCCCAGAAGCAATTGTATTATATCCTTCGGCGTGTGAATAAGAGCCAGAAGCAGTTGTCCCGTTTCCTTCTGCGTGAGAATCTCCCCCAGATGCCGTTGTCCCGTTTCCTTCAGCATGAGAGGCAGTATTAGAAGCGGTCGTACCATTTCCTTCAGCGTGTGAATAAGAGCCAGAAGCAGTTGTTCTATTACCTTCTGCATGTGCCCCGAAATGTCCAGATGCCGTTGTAAGATTTCCCTCTGAGTGTGAATATTGCCCAGATGCCTTTGTTTGATATCCTTCAGAATGGGCTGCAGAGAGTAAAGCACCAGTTTCCTCGACTAAATCTACCGTCGTAAAAGTAGTTGTCGCAGTAATTGGTATTTCAGTATCGAACCTGACATCATAACCAGAAGTACTAATATTAATTACATTGGCATAAGCAGTAAAACTACTTAATAATTTTTTGAATCTAACAGTGTTTCCTAAAGCCAATTTACCAATCATTGATTCGGAGAATATAGCGATGTCTCTATTCTCTATATTAACGGTACATTTGGGCAAACTCACTACATTTCTGTACCCGCCAACTCCTTCTGCGTGTGCAGAAGCGCCATCGGCCAATGTTCCGCTACCCTCAGCATGAGAAGAAGCACCATTGGCCACAGTATCAGTTCCTTCTGCGTGGGCAGAAGATGCACTAGCAACCGTATTACGACCCTCGGCAAATGAATTAGCCCCAGTTGCGGTATTATTTCCAACAACAGCAAAACTTGTTGCGCCAGTATCAAAGATATAACCCTCAGCCGATATAGTATTAGACGAATCTATTGAAATATTTGTTCCAGGTATCAACGTGTCCTGTTTATTCCCTATTTCAGAATTAATCTTTTCAGAACTCCATGTTGAACCTGTGTCTATTACACCATCATTAATTAAATAAGAGACCTTAACACGTCTTACATAATTGTCATATTGATTTACATTACTCATATTATATAAAATAGAACATTGTTTTTTTTTCTTATATTTTTTTATTATTCTATCACAGCGTCTTCTACAGTCCAGTTATCTGGGATACCGTTCTTGTCTCTTGTCCAACTTGTTGCATCTTGGTGTTTAACAAATGTGCCACTACTTGCCACACCATTCACCCAATTAATAGTACTATTATTTTGATTTATGCCATTAACAGCAAGACATTTAATATAATTTAAACTACTACAACCATTGAACATATCACCATAACAACTACTTGCCAATGTAGTTGCTGGTAATTCTGGCGCGGTTGTTAATCTACTACAACTAGAGAACATAGCAGCATAACACCATTCTGCTAATGTAGTAGCGGGCAACTCAGGTACATCTGTTAAACTTGTGCAACCTTTGAACATACTAGTATAACAATAATTAGCCAATGTTGTTGCTGGTAACTCTGGAGCCGTCGTTAAACTTGTGCAACCTTGGAACATATAGTTATAGCACGCTTCAGACAATTCAGTTGCTGGTAATACTATCCTTTTTTCTTCTGTCATAAATATAGGCGTTGCGGCAAATAATGAATCAAAAATACCATCTTGCCCATTTGCAAACACTGTTAAATCATATAATTTTGAAAAATCATCCATTCCAAGAAGCGACATAATATTACCATATACTAAACATGGTTTATCAATTCTAAATGAATTTGTTGCATATGCGTCATTATATCCAGAGATACCGTTATTTCTAAAACTATCCGATTTAAACCTTATTTTATCGCCTGAGTTTATTGTTATGATATCTGGCGTATCATCGTCTACGTCTTTAAATGTTATTTCTCCCCAAACGCCATTATTGATTGAATAATAAATTGTGGCATTGATAGGGTCAACATCCCAATCTGCACCTTCTGAGTATATAAATGTAATATTTGTGTCATCATTTAATGCTTCGAATGTTAAGTATTCTTTCCTCATATCCTTTGGTATCTCATGATTCTCAATTCCACTAATAAAATCAGCCGTTTTAAATACAACCAATTCTCCATCATCGTTCATTGATATATCACATTCTGAGATTGGAAAATCTATATAACTATTTACACAAGTAGGTTTAAATATATTTGTATTACAATCTTTTCCTGTTACTCTAATTTTATTAATTGTTTGTTTACCCGTTTCAGAATTTACACAAGGTAAAATTTTGTTATTATATACGCCATTAACATAACCATTTAATGAATAATCTTCTCCATTATTACCAAATGTATATTCGCCGTCTTTTTGTAATATATTTTTAAAATCAAAAGGCGCTTCGTTATTATAGTCATCTTTCATGTAATATATTATGCCTTTACTGTTTTCAGTATCAGCGAACTCAAATCTCCTATCGCCATTATCGAGACTATATTTAATTTCCCATACATTGATATTGCATTCATCAAAATACCCGTCACTATTACTGTTTAAACATACAAAGCCATTTTCATTTAAACTATTCGTTGTATTAGCAAACAAAATTAAGTCAAATGGATGCTCGGCAGAACTAATACTTTCATCCTCACTATATACCTTTGTTACATAGTCAGTCATCCTATATAACATACCAGGTTTTAATTTACCATTATCTCTTAAAGAAACCAATTCATTATATGTAACATTAGTCATTAAATCAGTTGTAATACCAGTTAATGCATCTGCCACATATTGTTTAATCCATTTCTTTGCATCCTCTATATTGGTTTTTAAGCCATAATAGTTTAATATTTCATATGTTTTATCTGTATCTGCCATAATAATCTGTATTATAGATTGTTTTAATTAAATTTGTATCGTTTTACTATACTAATAAAATAGTACATTTTCATTAGTTTTGGGCTATTTTCACTTATACTGAAAACGAACCGTTTTATATATACATAATACCATTTTTTATTCCTTCATCAGTTAACTCAATGTAAGCAACATTATTACTAATTTCATCTGCACTGTATATAATACCATTTTTAATATATACGTCACCTCCACCGAACCACAATTCATGTATTTCATCATCAGTAATAAATGTGTACCCGTCTTTGACGAGGTACATTGCTTCAGGGTCATAGCTGTAGCCACCAACGGTGCCACCGTTGATTAATATCTCGTAATTCTCACGAGAGATTTTTATGATTGTTTCTAATTTTCCTATATTTGCCATTTTTTATTAAAAAATTTACTATATAATGGTATTTTTTTTGTTATTTGGATGTATTTATATAACAGAGAGCAACTTCGATGACTCCTTTGATTGGTACCTGTGGTACGTGAGGATGTTGGGTCTGCTCTCTTTTTTAATATATTCTATAATACGTTATCCAGTTCTTCTTATCAGTACTATTAATATTGTTTTTCATCGCCCTATATTTATAATGATAAATACTTTTACGGCGAGGGCATCTAGATACTATTGGTATTATAGTTATTGTATTTCTTAATCCACAACCCCTATTATTTGTCTTTATTTTGTTTAGAAACGAGTGAGACAAATTATTTTTAGACGATAAACCAATAAGTTTTACTAAATGTTTTTTATTACGCATTATTTTTTTACCACGCTCAACATAACTCCAAAAAGTCTCCTTATACGAACGTTGATGTTGTTTTTTATAACGTCTAGTTCTGGATATTACATTATATGAGTCAATAGTTAATTTTCTAATACATATAATATTACCGTCTCGGATAATAAAATTTTGTGAGGTTGTGTTTGCATTTAAATTTCTTGCCTTTCTGACAAATTGTTTTACATATTCTACATCATTCATTTTAGAAAAATCTAAATTCTCTGGCACTGTAAATATACATGCGATACCCCACACCATTTCATTTTCGTTAATAGGATACGGTTTGACATATGAATAACCAACATCGTGTTCTTCATCTTTATATTTCACCATGCCATCTTGAAAATAATACTGCATTCCAGGCACAGAATTAGGCCTTATTACTCTACCAAACACAACTGTAGGCATATCACCAATTGGTAATATGTTATATAACTTATCATCTTGCCTATTATGTACTCTACTTACAAATTGTCCCATATCTTTTACTATATAATATTTCTATATATAATAAATACTTTCTACGCAGAAAAACAAACACATATTAACAACAAAAATAACCGCCAAGAAATTGACGGCTATAAAAATATTTTTAGAAAAAAATTACTTTTTCTTGCATTTTTTTAATATATGGTAGTATTTATATATGGCGAACGACATTCATAAAACCTTATTCCAATGACTTTTGTCTCGGTGGTATTTGAAGCTGTTCGTTTTTTTTATACCTCTTTCAGTTTCCATCCGCCTACTATACCTTCTTCGAAGTTGTACCATTTAGCGGTTCGTATAAATTCATGCCTTTCTCCTGTTGTGTTATATTTAACTCGTTGAAGTCCAGAATTCTCGTATTTGACTTTATATTTTACTCTTCCAACTGGTATTAATGTGAATTTATTTGGCTTATTTTTTGTTTGCCCTAATAAGGGGTTTTCAATATGTCCATCATGCCCATTTAAAAAATCAGAAAAACGCTCACCTTCAGACATTGAAACCTCTCCGCAAACACTATTTACTTTTCTATATACTGGCTCATCGTTATATATTTTTTTCCTCCTTTTACAAGTAACTACAACATATTTTCCTGGTGCATCTAATGGTTTAATACATTTAATATGACCATTCTCAATAACATAATATGGAGAAGTTGTTTTAGCATTTAAATTTTGTGCTTTTCTACAAAATTGCTTAACATATTCCACATCAGATAACTTGGAATAATCAAAATTATCAGGTATTGTAAATATACAAGGAGTACCCCATTTATCCTCACCTAATTCCTGTTCTTCAACCGCATAAGGTGTAACGTGTTCAAAAGTTTTGGAACTTCCTTCTACATGCCATTTAACCCATCCATCTGGAAAATAATATTGCATTCCAGGAACGCTATTTTCTCTAATTACTCTACCGAATACAACTGTCGGCATATCTCCAAGAGGTAATATATTATACACTTTACCATCTTCTTTACTATGAACTCTACTAGCGAAATTTCCCATAATATTAATTAATATTTTTTGTTTTCTTTATATTTTTTATAGGCATTATCTCTTTGTTCTTTTGTTAAAAAGAATCCATTGTTATTGATATATGCTTCGTATATTATTTTCTCATATACATGTCTATCATCCATATTTTTAAATGATTCATCGAATAATTTCAAATCATCTATGGTGATATTCATATGTTTACATAATTCTGGTACCAGGAATTTACCTGCAGCCATTGGTGTTTTCTTACAATGCTCTAATTCATAATCTATGAATTTCTTTTTAGGCATTGTTTTATAGAAGAATATATCTGTTCCTTTACCTCTTGCATTCATGAATAGTTTATATAATTTAGGTTCATCCTGAAATTCAATATAATCCTTATCATGCGAGGTATAATCATTATATTCCTTAAAAAATACCTGACTTCCTATTTCTATTCGTTTATTCATAATGTTATTTAATTATTATAATTGTTTTGTATGAATACCATCCGACATAATCTCTCAAGATTGTTCTTACATTTATATTAATTTTGCTCCTCGGTATATATCATTTCTAATGGTGTTGGATTGTATACAACATTTGGGAAATATTCAATTCTATCAAATGGCATTTTACTTGGTGCCTCTGAATAGTCAAGATTTTCATCCCAATTAAACCATGTTACAAATTCTGGCGAATCCATTGTAAAAGGTAACGACGAAATCCAAAGTGTATTTGTTAAAATTTTTTGTTGAGCCAAGTCATCATCTACAGTTGCTTTTACTTTATTACAATATCTGTACCACACGAAACATCTTTGACCATTGTATTCGACTGTTTCTCCATCATATTGTAAATAATCTCCTTTACCATCTTCAATAAAGCCAGATTCAAGGTCATAATTGTACATTCTAACTCCAACATTAGCCATTTTAACTTTTCTCTCGCCATTATCATACTCATTAACTTGAGCAATACAAATATGGGCTGGCATTATATAATCCTTTTTATCCTCTCCACTGTCAATCGCTATGAGATATGCAATCTCTGGTGAATCTTCTGTTAATGGTAAATCTGGTTCTAAAGTTGTTGTTAATAAGAGCAAATGGCTATTAACGAAAAATTCCTCAAAACTACCTCCATTATATTCTTCATATGGTCTCCAAAGATAATATGTTTCACCTTCAAATTCATATGTTTCATCATTCTCATTAATGAATGCTTCTTTTAATGTTAATGGGTATGAATTTGTTGATTCATATGTATAACTACTATGCTCACTGCTATCAATAACAAGGTATCTTTTAATAATTTTATTATCTTCATAAACTCTATCAGGGAAGTACTCTATTCTATCGAATGGTAAATCAACTGGGTCTGGATAACCGTCATCATAACTTATGCATGTTACAAATTCTGGTGAGTCTTTTGTAAATGGGAGGCTATGTATCCATAGTGTGTTAGTGTAAATTTGTTGTAAATTATACCAACCGTTATCTTTTCCTTCCTCGGTACATAATTCATCCGTATCATATCTATTCCACACAAAGCATCTTTGCCCTTCATAATCAACTGTTTCTCCATCGTATTGGAAATAATCCCATATATAATCATCCCCGCTATAATCAATTAGGCCATAATTAGTTTCATAAGCATACATTCTAACTCCGACATTAGCCATCCTGGTTTCTTGCTCTCCAGTATTATATTCTATACATTCAGATAAGAAAATATACTTACCATCAGTATAAGTTGTTATATTATCAACTTCGCCAGTTCCATTTGTTATAATAATTATATAACCAAATTCGCTTGAATCCATTGTAAAAGGTAATGAAACATCTAAATTGCTTGTTAATAAATAGACATATGAGTCTTGCCTGTTATTAAACGGTTCAGGATTTGTACTTTCATTGTACTGTGCATACCCCTTCCATACATAATACGTGTTTCCTTCAAACTCCATTGTTTCATCATTTTCATTGACAAATGATTCTAACAGAGACAATGGATATTTATTAGTTTTTTCTATTAAGTAATTACTATGTTCACTACTATCCCTCACCAAATATCTCTTGACAATTTTCTTTTCTGGCGGCTCAGGTTCTACCCATTTAGCAGGATAGGCAGGAAAATATCTTTCCCCGCCCATATAGATTGCCCATTCATGGTTATCTATTTTCGTGTTATAATATTTCGGTATTAAAATTTCACTCATCCCCCGTTAAGTCTATTACTGTTATGGAGCCACTTCCACTACCTGAGATTTGTTTCCAATAATCTTTTTTATAGATATCTCTGTTATATTTTGGATTCGGGTAATATTCATATTTTAAATTATTGAATGTAATACCTTTAACAATGCATCTTCTGCCATATTGTTCTGGATTTTCGCCATATTGTGTCCAAATTTTTATATAATCACAATCTCTACCTTGTAATGAAACCGTTTCTCTTAATAGTGGGTTTTGAATGTAGGTACGTTGTAATTTATATATTGTATATTTTTCACCTTGTGGATAATTGTCTATATAATCAAACAATATGTTTTCACCATCGGTATGATTAACAGTCATTACAACGTTATTTATTTTTAATTTACCCCCCTGTCTTAATGAATTTATAAAATTTATGATATCTTCGCTTGATGGGCCTTTAATACCATATATTGGGTAGCCAGAACTAATCCCTTTACTATTTGCCAAAAAACTTGTTTCTACCCATTCCTCTGTATATTCATCACTATATTTTTTAAACCACACATTTTTTGTTTGTTGTGGAGTTAAAATTTGGCTTACTCCTGTTCCAGGTGTTTCGTGGTCAACAAATGTTACATATTCTCCTTCGACGACAGATATTTCTCTATCAAAACGCAAAAGCCAAGCACTGACATCATCACGATATGTATAGTTTATAATATTGTACGCTTCGCCATTATAATTTACATTTGTATAACCTTCATCTAATATGCTAATAAACACATCTATTGGTGTACCATTCGTTGAACGGATATATGCTTCATATGGCTCCAATTCTCCATCTTTAAAAAGTTCCCATCCACTACTTACGCATTCACTAGTCCCTATTTCAACATATATATTAGCATTATCTGTCGTATAATCTTTAATATCAGAATCTGGGCCATTCCATGATTGTAAATTTACTTCTACTTCATTGAAAAGGAATCTTTTATTATCACCCTCATCTCTCATGGCGAGTAATACGCTACCGTAGTCATTACTACTACCAAGTTGCATACCTCTACCTTTTGTATTCTGTATCAATATGCTGCTACCACTAACATAATAATCCTCATAGGCTGCGCTTACAATATCTATTCTATCTTGGAATATAAAATTACGTAATGAATTTCCACAATATCCCTGTGTTTTGTAATCACGTGAAAATTCTCTTAAATCAAGAGATAATCCAGAGTCATTATGTACTGCGGTATATAAACTATTATTCCATCTCAATAGTTGTTTTAATCTATTTTCACAAGAATCAGTTTGTCCTTCTTCGATGATTGGCAAATCTTCATCATTAGGCCAGTCATATGTCTGTACGTCGCCAATACATGGTTTGTTAAATAAATCAGTATAACTACCAGTCCTTGCAACTTTTGGTAAAGCATTAATTTTGTCTTCTATATCTTGTATCTTAGCAATCTGAGACCAATAATATCTATCGCCTTCACCTTCACCTTTTTTAATTATTTTATGTAAATAACAACGTCTATTCGTATTGATATATACTTCAGAAGAAGCGGGAACATTTACAATAGTCCATTTCTTTTCTAATAAATTTATATTATCAAATACTTCAACCTCATATTCCTCAGTATCTCCAGCATCGCCATCATTAACTTCTATCGTTGTATAATCCTGCTCTATAATCGCTTCTTGTGTTGAACTATTAAAACTGATATAAGGACTAAAATATAAATCAACATCTGTTTTGGTTGAAAGGAAAATAGAACCACTGTTATTCTTAGTGCCGACACGGATTGGTGTAATTGTAACTCTTTCTCCTAAGTCATTTATCCAATAACGGTTATCAGCGTAAATTTGTTCAATTCCATTAACACTATCAATCCAAACTTCACTTGGGTCAATATATCCACGCAACTCATCAGTATCATTAATTTGTCCACCTGTTTTAGGATGTACAATATCTATAACGAATCCACCCTCACCAGGATTATATTCTGCATCAGTAACGTAAATATTATTATTCTCAATCTCCCTATAGAATCTTTTTCTTGTGTCCTCCGTTGCTGGTGTTGTATCTTCTATCGGCAATTCTTCTTCAGAAACCTCTTCCCATACCAAGAAATCAGAGAATATACTGTTTTCATAATCCTCTCGACTTGCACATGAAGCTAATTGGAGTGTTAATGATTTGAGAAGAAATGGGCTATTATCCTTAAGATAAAGATAATCCGCATAATTCATTTCTGTATATGAACCATTCTCACCAAAGGTTTCAGTATGAGTTTGTACTTGAGGCGGATATTCTGTATCTGTTTCATCTGTAAAAGAATATACTCCGTCTAATAAGTCATCTGCACTAATCTGAATATCACCTTGATATGATTCTTCATCTTCCTCATTATAATTCGATTGATATTTTACTGTATATCCCCTTATATATAGTGTGTTCCAATAATTGAATTGTTCTTTATCGTTTCTTTGTTCGAATGCAAATTCAAAATCTTTATCCAACAATATAGAGTCTTTTTCTTTAGGTAAATCAAGACAAGTAAAATCCGTTCCCCCATCGTTATAAACCATCACAATATTCATTCCATTCTGATTAATGAAATCCATGAATATTTCCCTTGTGACATATCCATCTCCATTAGTTGGAATCTTACTAAAATCCAACGTAAGCGTGTTTAATTTCTTTGCCCTATATAATTCCCCATCATATGCATAAATCTTTCCTAATTGCTCTTGAGATGGGTACAACGGCAATTCAGATAGTTCTTCCACTACCTTCTCCGTATCTCTAATGGCCTTGGCATTTTCTTCCATATATTCATCCAGGCCATTAACATCACTTGTTTCATGTCTGTGCCCTATTTGAGAAAAATATTCATTAATTTTATCCCATAGATATTGAACACCAATTTTATCTAAAAATCTTTTATTGTCGTTTGCCATTGTATTAGTCTATATATTTTCTTTTTAATTAACAATCTATTAAATTTCCTGGGATACATTGAGGCACTAATATTTCATCTAATTCCTCCTCTGTTATTACATCTATATCATCATTGGATACTAAAAATTTCCATTTATATTCGTCTGGTACTGATATTTCTGTTTTTTTGTATAATTGAATTAAATGTTGATTACTCTTGAAATATCTAAACCTATTTCCACCACTGTTCTTTTGTAATTTAGGCCCTGCACTTGACGTTACAATTACATTTCCATTTTCATCAAAACTAATAGTATTTACAAACGGTGCATCCGCATTTGTATTCATACCATTACTATTAGACGTTCTACCAATATATAGCCCGCTTTTTGATTGTATAGATACTCCGCCGTCAATATCCGATATAATAAATGCCGAATCACTCGTTGTTCCATCAAATGGTATCTCATCATCTTCTATAGTTACGGAAATAACATTACCATCAACGTCTAATGTAGATAATGAACCATCAAAAGCAATACTACTTGCCTCACGCACAAATAAATATTCCCCACCACTCACATATTCATTAATATCAGTAACCTTTTTCCACACATAAGTACTTTCACCTGGAGTCTTGTCTACAACCATTACATTATCATTTTCATCCCTGAAAATAAAATTTCTATCTTCTTCTGTTGGATTAGATAGTGACAAACCAGGGAAAATAGATTTCTCTATCTTCTTTGATAATTTATGTGTAGGATTCTCTAATGAACCACCACATGTTACATCATTTGTTGAATGAGATTGCTCCGATACAACCTTATCCTTTATATCTATACTACTATTTTCGTAATTACTATTTTTCATATATCAATAAATACTTTTTAATGTAGGAATTAATATAATATCTGGCAGAATTATTCTATCACGGCATCCTCTACTGTCCAGTTAGTTGGTATACCATTATTGCTCGTAGGCCAACTTGTTGCTTCAGGATGTTTAACAAATGTGCCACTATTTGTTTGAACACCATATACCCATTGATATGTACTGTCATTCTGGTTTATACCATTAACCGCCAGACATTTAATATAATTTAAACTTGTACAACCATGGAACATACTTTTATAACAATAATTTGCTAATGTAGTTGCTGGTAACACAGGCGCTGTTGTTAAACTACTACAACCTTGGAACATACTATTATAACAACCTTCTGCTAATGTAGTAGCAGGTAATATTGACGGTGCAGTTGTTAAACCAGTACAATCTTGGAACATATAACAATAACAATTACTTGCTAATGTAGTAGCAGGTAATTCTGGAGCAGTTGTTAAACCAATACAATTATAGAACATATAAAAATAACAACCTTCCGCTAATGTGGCGGCAGGTAACACAAAATCATCTACATTTACTATTGCATAACAATTTTGGAATAATCTATAAAATTCATAATAATTAACATATTCTAATTCTTCATTGTAGTCTTTAAGGTACATTATATTACCCAATAAATCACATTGACCATTTACAATATTAAACCATGTATAACTACCTCCATCTCTACTAAATCCATTAGGATTATATCCTCTAAAATATACATAATCACTATATCCTTCACTTAAAGAAATAGTTAAATTATTGTTATTCCAAATATTATACCAATTCAATCCATCATAACTATATTCAACATTGGCTGGATAACTTCCATTATAGCCCATTGAGATATTAGTAACATCATTAGAAATAGATTTAACCATTATTGCTTTTACTTCTCTATGGTGAGCATATAATGTCATATTCCCTACAACGTAGTCCTCTTCGAAATTCCATTCATTTCCATCCTCATCTTCCCAGTATTCGAATTCATATAAATCTTTATGTACACTTCCTGGGTCTTCTATGTATGCACCACAACGTACATATTGTACTGATGGTGTTGTTTCTCCACTTAAACTATCAAATGTAATGGTATATATACTATTACCGAAGATTAATTCTCTATAATCATACCAATCTTCTGATTCACGATAATCTGTGATTAAATCATCTGGCACTATAATGAGAGAAAGATTATCACAACCTTGGAATGCATTTGTATTTTGCAAATTAATTTTATTTGGATTATTTGACAAATCAACCGTTTCGAGAGAAGTGCATAATGTAAAACAACTTTTTGGTATTAATGTTACGCTGCTTCCGATGGTTGCGTATGTTAAACTCTGACAAAAGCCAAATGCTGAATTACCAATATTTATAACACTATGCGGTATATTAATACTGATTAAGCCGCGGCATCCAAAAAATGAACCATCCCCGATAGTTACTATTGTGTTTGGAATGGTAATAGCTGTTATTTTTTCAAGCGAAAAACATAAAGTATTTGGTATAGTTGTACAATGTTCACCAAACTCAAATTCTGTTATTGTTTGATTATGGTTATTAAATTTAGTTTCATACCCACTTAACGATGTATCATTAACATCCCATACTACTCTTCGTAAATTATTACAATTACTAAATGCATTATTAGATAATGTTCTAACATTTTGAGGAATAGTAACAGCCGATATACTTGAAACTGCAAATGCAAAATTATTAATATTAACCGTACTATCTGTCATAGTAATGTTGCTCAAATTTGTATTTCCGCCAAACAAATTAGTACTAATAGTTTCAATATTATTAGTATTAACGCTTCTCAAATCACAATTTGCAAATGCGCCAACACCAGCAACAGTAACACTATCAGGAATAGTAATAGCAGTTAATGAAGAATCATTCATAAATGCTTGATTACCAATTGTAGTTACATTATTACCTAATGTTACATCACTCAAACTACTACAATCTTTGAATAGATAGTTAGAAATAATAGGTACATTAATATTAACCACTTGTAAAGCAATACAACTTCTAAATGTTGATTCTCCTATACTTTCTACTGTGTCAGGCACAACAACAGTACCATTCAACGCCGTACAACCACGGAACACATTATCACCAATTGTTAATAAACCATCAGGTAATGTAATACTCGTCAATCTTGTACATTCATCGAATGCACCACTTGCAATATGTTTAATATTATCGGGTAATGTGGTAACATTACAACCTTGAATAAGTGTTAATTGATTGTTAATAGCAGAACGTCTACCTCTTGTGGCAACTGGCTTCTCTATAATACAATTACATTCTACACCTTGGCTATTTCTACTTGTATATTTAGGGTTATTCTCATCTACTACTAGGCTTTGTAAACCATCACAACTTGCGATTGCATATGTTTCAATATCTGTTAAACCACTTGGTATATATAGATTTTCTAAGTGAACACATCTGAATAATGTATATGCTGGCAAACTCGCAATATTTTCGAGGTTGATTTCTCTAATTCTACTGTAATCCAAGAATACTCTATATGTTTCACCGTCACTTAACTTATTAATGCCAGTAAATTCAGGTAATTCAGTCCATGACTCTAATTCATAGAAACAGTTACCATAATGCACTTCATTAACATAATGCGCATCATTAAGGAGATATTTTACACCATTTTTACCATAGCAGAAACACTCGCTTATGTTAAAATAATTACCATTTTTATCCCAACACACGCCTTCATATAGATTATAACCCACCATAATGATGTTGTCTACACCATCCTCGTCATATATAATACTATCATAAACTGGAATAATATTTCCATTCTCATCCTCAATAACGGTTAATTTTTTTGACGCTTCTGCTACCATTTCGTCTGTAATGCTTTGTATTTCACTTAATGTTATATAATCAGGGCTACTACTCCAACCATTTTCATAACAAATTTTTAATAATATCCTATTATCATCACTTGTCATAAACGGAGTAATATAATATACCGTTGATTCGGCTTCCACATTTCTCAATGTTGTTATATTCGTATCCCAATATCCTCCGTTAACAAACTCTGAATAATCTAATTCTGGGTATCTTAACAATGTATTTGTATCAGTTACCTTAACATCGGTTATATGTGTAGATATTTCTTCACCCTCTCTCTTTTTTCTAAAATGTATGGTTATTTCTGGTTTTTCATTGATTTGATATTCAGGTTTCCATCCATCCTTATTATTTGTTTCCCATTCGCCTTCATATACAAATCTCCAACTACCTTCATATGTTTTTCCAGTATCCTCACCAACATATTCGGATGCATCTACGATAACGATATAATCACCTTGTCTTGGCATTCTGTTTCCTTCACCATCTTCTGGATATTCGTCGCTATCAGTTGGAACATCATTCCACGTATTCCAATTTCCCCTAAAAGCAGAACTTGTACTATGAATTAAATCAAGTACGTATTGTTTGTCGGCTAATTGATTTAGCGGAGTTGCAGCATCTGGAATGAGTGCTTCAACATTTTCATTTGTTTCACCATATAATCTAGTACCTAGATAAATTTCAAAATGCACTGGATTCTCACATCTTACAAACCATAAATAACCAAGTTTTTCAGAATCTTGTAACTCTGAAAAAGCGGTTTTTGTCATTTGTTTTATACCTAAAAACGGTCTTTGTTCTACGGACATATTATAATCTATATATTTTATTATCAATTATTACATTTTATAGAAGGTATCAGCAAATTTTAATATACCATTTAAATGAACTCTAACAATTGCATTTTTACCCTCATCACTAGTAATGAATCTTGCGTCATCTATATTTGTGTAGAAGAAATTTTCAGTCAATACCGCTGGCATATTTGCCTTAACTAACACAGTAAAATCGGACTCCCAATCTCTATCTCCATCTTTTTTATCTGTTCTTATAGTTTTACCAAGAGGCTTTAATATCTCCTCGGCAGCATCATATAAGCAATCAGCCAATTTATCAGAATTGTTTTGGCCCTTCGTTGTGAAACAACTCCATCCGTTAGCCTTTGTCCATTTATCACCCATCCCATCAGCGTCAGAATGAATTGAAATATAAACTCCTTTCTTGCCGCTTTTCTTTACATAATCATTTGCCCTACCAGCCCTTTTTGATAGACCAAGGTCTGTGTCCTTATCCCTTTCTGCATCAGTAGTGATGAACACATCAATACCAAACTCTCTTAACATTGGCTTTAGTATATAAGCAATTTCTCTATTAAATTCCCACTCTTCAAATGGTATTTCTGGACTGGAAACTTTTTTAAGTGAATATGGTGATTTTTTTCCTGGTGTAGTAATCGCGTGCCCTGGATCAAGAACAACTACTAATCCGTTATACATTTTTCTGCTATCAGCAATTCCAATTGCTTCACCTTCATTAATTTCATTCATAACATTTTCCTCCTTATTAATTATAATTTCATCAATAACCTCATCCGTAGATTTAACATCTACTATAATCGGCTCACTATTATTTGTTTTTACAAATAATGATTTAATGAATTCTATTATTTTTCTTATAATACTCATTTATGATAAATACTTTTTCCATGAATAAAACAAAATAATTTTGCCCTAAAATATTGACACAATCAAATTTTTATGTATATTTAATTTGAAAATAAGTGGATGTATGTCTATTGCATACTAACACAAACGCTAATATTATAATTTATGGACAAACAAAAAAAGACTATTTCTATGGAAGAAGTGGGTAAATTTCTAGAAGGTAGAGACCCACAAGAACGTATAGTAAATCTGCTATACAGTTATCAAAACAATTATGTTACCGTTGTGTACCGCAACGAAAATGATCAAAAGTGTACGAATGACGAACCATTCTTTCCTTTTGTATGGGCAACAAAGTATGCTTGCCTAAAGTTAGCACAAGTAGGTAAAGATAAACTCACGAAGATGATGCGTGAGTATGGCATCTGGGTAAAGAAACTTAGTAACACAGATGTTGACGGAAATGTAATCGATTCATTTAATGATGGTTATATGTTCCAATTCTACTCAACAAGACCGATGTCTTATCAAAAGTTTCTAGAGTTCTTTAGGAATGCAGGAAACCCAGTATATGGGAAAGACAATGCACAGCAAAGCGCCACAGAAAGCCGCCAATATCTCGCAATTCCACCACAAGAGCAGTTCCTAATTCAAACAGGAAAGCGCTTTTTTAAGGGATACGATGATTATGATCAACTTCTCCGAATGATATTCGACTTGGAGACCGAAGGCCTTAATCCAAGAAAAGACCGTATCAAACTAAACGGTGTTAAGTTGAACCGACCAGTTACAGTTAATGGCGTGACATATAAAGATTGGGGTCGAATATTTGATCTAAAAGGAAAAACAAAAGAGGAAAAAGATAAGTCAGAGTTGGAAATCATTGAATTAATGCTCAAACTTATCTATACTTTTAAACCAGATGTTATTACAGCACACAACGGAGAGAACTTTGACTGGAACTTCCTTATTGTTCGATGTGAAGAACTTGGTACAAGTATGGAAGAGTTGTCAAAGAAATATTTTAATGGAGACTATATCAGAAAAGAGGAGAAGCCAAGTATTCTTAAACTTGGTGGAGAAATTGAAGAGTTCTATAGAACAATCGTTCCAAATACAACTGTTACAGACTCTCTACATGCAGTTCGTCGAGCACAAGCAACTGATAGTAATTTCTTAAAAGCAGACCTTAAGTATTCTTCTAAATATCTTGGTTTAAAGAAAGATAATCGTGTATATACGCCAGGTGCTGAAATTGATAAAATTTTGGTGGACACAGAACATAAATATGCTTTCAACGATAAAGATGGAGATTGGTATGTATACGATCCAAATTCTGAAAACGGAAAAGATATTGAGTTCAAAAAGGGTAAAGATGGAGATAGACCATTTGTCAAATACACACGAAACTATCTCGCTGATGGCTACGAATTAGTAACTGGCCGTTACATTATTGAACGATACTTGTTGGATGACCTATGGGAGTGTGACAGGGTTGAATATACACTGAACGGTACTGATTTCATGTTAACAAAAATGATTCCGCTTCCATTTAGTAAATGTTGTACTATGGGTACTGCAGGCCAATGGAAGGCTATCATGCTTGCATGGAGTTATGAAAACGGATTAGCAATACCTCTTGCAGAAAACACTGGCGCATTTACTGGAGGTTTGTCTCGACTCGTAAAGGTAGGTTATATTGATAATGTCGTAAAGTTAGACTTTAACTCTCTTTATCCATCCATTATTTTAACGTGGGCAATATCCGACGAAAATGACCTAATGAAGGCCATGCTTTACATGCTCGAATACGTATTAACTACGCGCGAAAAATATAAAGGACTAAAGAAAAGTGCTGGAAAGGTTGTTGATAAGTTCAATGAGCGAAATAATAGTGGAGAAAAATTGACGGCAGAAGAAATTGCCGAATGGGAGCAAGCAAAGAATGAATATAAGTCCAATGATAATAGACAGATGGTTGTTAAAAAGTTGGGTAACTCGTTCTTTGGTTCTTATGGCAGTAATAATGGTGCTGTATTCCCATGGAAATCAACAAAGTGTGCTGAGCAAACAACTTGTACTGGTCGTCAATGCTTGCGACTTATGATTAGCCATTTCCATAATCTTGGATATCAGCCAATTGTAGGCGATACTGATGGTTTTAACTTTAAATTACCAGATAGCAGCCAGTTTAGATATACAAAAGAACATCCATATATTGGACTTGGGCTAAACCGAGAGGTAAAGGAAGGCAAAGAATACATTGGATTTGAGGCTGATGTTGCGGAGTTCAATGATATGTATATGAAAGATTTCCATTATTCGCCTTATGCGGTAAATAAGATGGGTCTTGGAATTGATGAGGTAGTTACATCAACCATTAACTTCTCGCGCAAGAACTATGCAGACTATTTCCCAGAGAATCCATATCCAGAGGATGTAAAACTCGTTGGAAATACCATTAAGTCAAAGAAAATGCCAGAATATATTGCAAAATTCCTCGCTATTGGTATTCGATTGTTACTACAGGGCAAAGGCCAAGCATTCCTTGATGAATATTATAATTATATTGGCAAAATTTACAACTATAAGATACCTTTGAGAGACATTGCTACAAAGGGTAAAATCAAAAAGAGTATTGAAGAGTATAAGAAAGATATTCAGGAAATTACAAAGGCTGGTAGACCAAAGTCTCGTCAAGCATGGTACGAATTGGCAATTAAATATAACCTTATTGTTGATAATGGAGATACCGTATATTATATCAATACTGGCAAGAGCAAATCACATTCTGATGTCAAAAAGGTAACGCATTATTACTATATCAACGAAAATAGCGATAGAGTTGAGTTTACAAAGGATATTGATAAGAAATATAAGGCCCACAAACAGGAACTTGGAGATAAGTGCTTATCAAAGCAAGCATGGATTGAACAGGAATATCCAAATTACTTTACCGAGGACGAAATCATCTTTAATTGTGTTCCAGTTCCAAACGACGTGATTAATTCAGAAAGAGACGAGTTCTGCAGCGAAGACAACGGTATTGAATATAATGTGGCAAAGTACATTGATATGTTCAATAAGCGAATCACTCCTCTACTTGTATGCTTTAGTCGAGAAATACGAGATAAGATTCTTATTGAGAACCCAGAGGATAGACAATATTTCACGGAGCAAGAATGTGAGTTGACATCTGGAGAGCCAAATAAGCCAAGCGACCAAGATACATACGAGCAACTTATGACAATGGAGGATAAGGAAATTAAGTTCTGGTCAAAATATGACTTAGTTCCTCCGTTCTTGAAAGAGTGTGGAATGGGAGATTGGGAAGTAATCAAACAAGACTACTTTGATAGAATGGCAAAAGAAAAGGAACTCGGTGTTGATAAAGAACGCGAAGCATATTCAGAAGCATTGAATAAGTTGACAAAAGAAGAAATTAATAATTTCATTGAAGAAGGAGAAATGCCAGCGTCAATTCTTAAGATTGTTGATATCGATCCGAAATCAAACGACTTTGTTTCAAAAACTTATAGCGACGTTGTTATAGGCAGTATAAATGATATTACCGACAAACAATGGGACTATTACTTTGATGAAATCGCGGATTAAAAGAAACGGGGGCTTATGCCTCCGTTTTTATAGTTTAATAATTAGTTTTAATGGTGCTATAACCTTATCTTTTCCAACTGTTGAATAAGCCCATTTATCATTGAACATACATAGTAATACGTATTTCATGCAAGACACCTCTACGCAGTTAATCTTACAGAATTTATCTTTTATTGAAATACCAAGCCTATTATCTATTATATCAAATTTAGGGTTATTATATCTTGCCAGTGGAATCATTAATACAACACAATTATTATGATCGTCGGCAATTTCGTTATACTCTTCTCCGTTCGCGAGTAGTTCGGCCAATTCTTCAACTGGTATGACAGATGGCATGTCCATACATATATCAACAACAGAATCCATGCTTCTCATTTGAGATACGGTATCAATTTCTTTTATTTCATCTCCTGTCAATTGAAGTATGTGCTCTATTGATTCATCAGTTATTTCACCGTCAACTGTTTTTATCGGCATATATCCAAAATAATACACTATCATAATTCATCAGAATTATTATTTTTGTTATTATTATTGTCTTCTAGTGTTTTAATTCTCTCCTCAAGACTTGAAATATATGAACGTAGATAATCGAATGTTTCTTTACTTTCAGAAGCATTACGCATATAGTTCTTAAATTTATTAACTTTACACTTTTCTTCAAGAGCAGCAATCTTAGCCAACAAGTATTCAATAGAATTTTCTTCTTCAGTAGATTTTTGAATACATTTTCTAATTTTCTCGGCTCTACTTACTGTATTTTCTTCATCGTTTTCACAACCTTCAATTATATCGTTTTCAAATAGTGCGTTGTTTTTAATTTCATTATATTGTAGTTGGCAATCATAAAATTTAAATGATCTTAAATCACCGATAAATGTTCCACCGAAGTTTTCTTCAATTGGTAATATTCTACAGTAAGGATGATTATAATTATCTACCCACATACTTTCAGCAAGGCCCTGTGTTCCTCCTCCGAGTGATATATTGAACGGAACGCCCTCTTGTTTATCGAAGTATTCGTTTAATTCTTTAAATCTAAATTCTGGTAATTCTTTTGATACTAATTTAAGATAACCATTAACATAGATGAATATTTTCATTGTTCTATTTCCGAGCGAGTTTCCACATTTATCTACTCCACCGTCTAAAATTTTAAACATCACATTAATAGTATTCCATTTGTCATTTTTAACTATATCAGAAAAACTATTTTCAGATATGACACCATACCCACTATCCGAGTTGCAATCTTTTACTAAATATTTATATCCAATACTACCATCTTCATTTATTTTCAAAGCAAATGCGTTATTTTCAACATCACTCATTATAGAATATTCTTTGCTTTGGCCAGTAACACTATCAAAATATTCGGCTATAGTATCAACGGTATAACCGCTTTTCCCTCTATTCATCAACAAAAATAAATTATCATTTCCAGGAAATTTCCCTTGGTCAATAACAACCTTAGTATCATCGTCATCCCACGTATCAACGGTATAGCCATTTTTTGTCCTGTCAAATATTAAAAATTTATTATCAGTGGTCACCTCAAAATAATCGCCATTATTTAATTTATGATCATTTGACGTTTCTATTTCATTCTTATTTGAATCAAAACAATTATTTTCAAAACCATTTCTAAACGGATACTTTGTCAAATCTTCTCCGTTGAATCTGCCAAATTTATTTTCGTTTCTCGTACCAATATAGAAGAATATACCCTTGTTTTCTGGATGTTCCACATTAAGAGTCATTCCACTTTCTTCATAATCAGTTCTAGGGCGAATTACGAACTCAAGATTCCAACATCTTTCAATATTCGCTGGCAATACCTCATAGTCAAAGCCATTTAATTTATAAAAACCCTGCATGAAACCGCCCTTAAATGCATAATATCTATCGCGGTCATCTTGCATTACTTCTGCTTGATAATTATAGTATTTTGAGTTTCCTTGTGCTGGATATAAATGTAATTTTGCATCCCCGCTTTCCAACTCCATAGAAGAACCAGTTAGGACACCGATAAATTCATCTAAAGTTATGGTGTTATCATAAAGTATTCGGCCGTTATCAATTCCAGTAAATCCAAAGTCGTCTAATTTTACATCATTATTCAAATAATTCTCATATGTAAAACCACTAAATGACGAAAGATTCCCATCCTCGTCTATACAACCATCTATATTTGTGTCAATATAAGAAATTAAGCACCTTTTTGTTAATTCACCATCAATTTCGACTGTGTGTGAATTGTCTTGAGAAAGAACAAAGTCTAGTTCCCTGTCTCTATTAATGATTAATCTAGGTTTCCATCTCTTATATTTATTTAAAATTTCTGCCATAAATATTGAATTATTTCTAATACTAAATATATTTATCTATAAATAAAGTATCTATAAATATGAAAAAAATACTATTCACAGAAAAACAAATAAAGTCTATTTTGGGCGAGGAAGCATTTACATATTTAGACAAAGAGGATAATGGTATGGATTTTCCAGAAGATTCTTTAGTTGCGACTGGAGGAGAGGTATTGACAAACGATCCTGATGCTGACGAATTCCCAACTACGGATAAAATCGCCGCTTCAAAAACCAGAAGTCATCCTTTCTATCGCAACTCTGGATATGGAACAATGTTTGAGGGTAAAAAAAAAATTGTAAAAAATGATGAAGGAGAAGTAGTACCAGATACATGCCCAGAGTGCGGAAGTAAAATTGGTTTATACGTTCAAGGTGAACCAGTTTACTTATGTTCCAATAAAGAATGTGGTAAGTATTTTGGTACAATGCCATTTTCTAAAAAATTATATGAAAGAAATCATCAATTAGATGGAAGAACTTTTAGGCTCGGTAAAAAGACGAATCAGCAAATAGACAATATGGCCAATAATAATCCTGGTGATAAAATGTTGAATAATATGTCAAAGGATAAAAACGCAAGTGCAAATTGTCTTGCCGTCCGTCAAACAAGATTAAAACAAATGAAACAAAACAATCCAGAACGCTATGAACGAATTAATGGGGATAGTCTCGAAAATGCGATTGATGATAGATTAAATATTGCAAGAGCGGAAACAAAAACAGCATCATCAAATATTCAAGAGCCTCTTATGAATACGATTCAAACAGCAAGAACTGGGACTGGAAAAGGTCATAGGAAAAATAATGGAACAACAATTTATTACGAAAATAATTAAAAACTATTGATTTTTTGAAAATAATAATTATAATATAAACATAGAATAAGATATGGCACAACAATCTAGATTGGAAAAAGAAGCGTTCATCAAAAGACCAGAACTTGAAATGATGAACACATATCAGGATGATATTAACGAATATTCTTCTGAACATAAAAATGCAATAAGCGACGGAGACGTTAAAGGTAAAGGTGTGGGCGGTTCCGCTCATCCATATTTATTACCTAATCCAGACGAACCAAAAACAAGTTATAAACCAACATTAAGAACCGACGATGGCGGTGGCGCATTAGACATTGCACAAAGAGAAACATTAGAAAATATCAACATTTACAGTAGAGAGAATCAATATGGCCCAAATTTTGTTGACACAAGTAAAAATGTTGCAGATGGTCAATATGTTGTTATCAAGTAATGGCAAAAATAAATAATACAATATTAAGAAAAGCAGTAAACGAGGCCGCCACCCCACAACAAGTTACCGATGCCATCAAAAAGAGATATGGCGTATGGATAAAATATGGTAATGGAAATGAAAAGGGTGGCGGAAAGCGCTATATAGAACCAGTCGCCTATGGTACCATGAAGGGAACTGGAAACCCCGTCATACGTGCATTTCAGCCATTTGGAGATACAAAAACAAAAATTCCACATTGGAAAATGTTCCGATTAGACAAGATTGAAGATTGGAAGCCAAATAGAAATAGACATTTTGACGACCCATCAAAGGGACAGTTTGCCAAGGGAAAATTTACCCCAACTGGTGCTGAAGGTGCATTCAACCCAAACGGAGACAATTCAATGGACCAAGTTTTCATTGTTGCAGACTTCGAGGGTGCAAAACAAAGATACAATGCAAACCTCAAAAAACACAATGACGAGGTTAATGCGAAAAAGGTTGAACAAGATCCATTCTACAACCTAAGGCAAAACATTAAAAAATCCATTAAGGGAGACCCAGATATTATGAAGAGAGTTGCCGAATGGCAAAAACAAAAAGAGGAGCGAGAAAAAAAGAAACAAGCACCAAATCAGCAAAGTTCTGAAGAAATGGCCTCTATACGCTCCTTCGGAAATAATAATATAGTTCAAACAAGTGGCCCAGTAACAAAAGGAAACACTGAAAAACAGGCAGTTGTACAGCAAACGCCTAAAAATGATGAATATCAAAAAATAGCACAAAATGGTCCAGTCTATAAGCAACAAACGGAAGAACCAATAGAAACTGGAGAAGAGAATAAAGAAGAAGATTTAAATAACGAACAAAATGGATCAGAACACAGTAGATAACATAATCGCGAATGCGGCTTTGTTAATGAATGACGAAAGATTTAATGAAATAGTTGAGGCCAAATCAATGAGCACTCATCGTAGAGCGAAGGCAAACGGAGGAAAACTAGATGCTGGTGGCGGCGGTGGCGTGTCATCAGACCTAGTGCTTTTCGAAGCACAGGCTGGATTTGGTGGTGGTGGAAGCAGATCTTCTGCTGGACAGCATTTAATACCAAAAGTTCAGACACAACAAAGAAAGAGCAATTTGCCACCAGAAATTCAAGAATCATTTAAGAAGATGCCACCATTGTCTGGCGGAGAAATAGGCGTTCCAGCCTCATATACACAATCAAGAAGTGTTATACAAGAGCAACAATACGCCCCACAGCCTCAATACCAGACACAAGCACCAGCCGCTCCAGCAAGTATTGACTACAATTACATTAAATACTTAGTTAGCGAGTGTATTAAGGAGAATATGAATCAACTAAATGAAAGTGCTAGCCTTAGTGGTATTAAATTAGTCGGAGGTGGCAAAATTCAATTTACAGATTCAAAAGGAAATGTATTTGAAGGCGTATTAAAACGTGTAAAATAAATGATTGTAGCATTTTTTTAGAAAAATCGGGTATTTTTACTCGATTTTTTTATTTTTCTGTTTACATTAAACTTTTTTTCATTATTTTTTAGTAAAAATAATATTTAACATGAGTAAAATTAACATTTTAGTAGTAGCATCAGACAATATTGGCGGAGTCGGATTCTATCGCTCCAGCCAGCCTCATAAAAAATTAGAGGAATTGTTTCCAGATGAATTTAATGTAGAATATAACATGCAGCCAGACTGGAATAACTTAGATTATTTTAAGCAATTCAATATAATTCATATTCATAAGGGTGTTTTTAATAATGACGAAAGTTTCGTTAGAGCATTGAAATCTTTTAAGGATATGAATATTACAACAGTAATGGATATTGACGACCACTGGAAACTTGATTTTCGTCACCCACAAAATTTAATTCAAAGACAGATGAAATTAGACGAAAAAGTTAAACGTAATTTCGGTTTATTTGACTACGTAACAACTACGACAAAAATTTTCGCAAATGAAATTAAACCATTTAACAAGAACGTAGTTGTATTTCCAAACGCCATCGACCCAGATGATGAAAGATTTAAGATTGTAAAAAATCCGTCACAAAAATTAAGAATTGGCCTTATTATGGGGTCCACCCATGAGCATGATTTAATGATTATGGATGGCTTTGTTAATAAGTTGCCTAAAGACGTTCTAGATAAAATAGAGTTTGTGCTTTGCGGATTCGATCTTAGGGGCGTTATGAGAATGATTGATAGCACAACTGGCGAGGTGAAAACTAGACCAATCGAGCCAAAAGAGAGTGTTTGGTATCGCTACGAAAAAATGGTAACAGATAATTATAAAATTGTGTCACCACAATATAAAGCATTCTTGGAGTCATTCGTTGTCGATGCCGATTATCCAAATCACGAAGCAGAAGGCTATCATAGATGTTGGACGAAAGACATGGACCACTACTATCAACACTATGCAAATGTAGATGTTCTTTTAGCACCACTTGAGATTAGTAAATTTAATAAGGTTAAATCACAACTCAAGGTTATTGAAGCGGCATTCTCTCACACTGCGATAATCGCCTCTGATTTTGGTCCTTATACCCTCGATTTAAAGAATATATTTGTAAAAGGTGGAGGTATTGATGAAACTGGTAATGCAATCCTAATTGACGAGAAGAAAAATCACAAAGATTGGGTTAAAGCAATTGAAAAATTAGTAAAAAATCCAGAATTAGTTACTTTATTGCAAAATAATCTTTACAATAGTATTAAAGATGTTTATAATTTAAGTAAAGTAACAACTGACAGAGCAAATTGGTACAAAGAAATAGTAAAGAAAGCATGACAGAATATATACTAACAAGATACCATAGCGATGGTAAAATATCCTACTCTTGGGGGCCTAAAGAAAAACAGTTTGACGGCAGGCTGATAACATGGAATCATAAATGGCTCAGACGTGAGGCCTTTAAATTAAAAGAAGGTGAAAGCAAGATATATCTTTACAACCCATATGGTGATGGAATTGTAATTGATAAAGAGGAGAAAGTAAGAGATTTTTTAATCGACGTTTACTTTTGGTTCAAAGAAGATTGGAGATATAGTTTAAAAAGTCTCAAAAGAAGGATAGTACAAAAATGGGATTATTTTTGGCTTCCCAGACAAGAGAAAGAAGAGTTGAAGCACATGTGGGACGGAATACAAATAGTTCCAATGCATGTGAAATCAATAAACGCCGATCTAGTACCAGAACAGCCACTACCTACAGAAAACATTCCACATGGAGAATTATATTATTTTGATTTAATAACAAACGACAATAACAATAAAAAACAGATATGAGAATTTGTATTACATTAGATGACGTATTGAGGGCCAAAACGTATCAGTTTGGCAGAATGTATCAAAAATACATTGATCAGGACATAGACTTGGAGAGGCTTGACATGTCGTCTGGCGACCTTCAAAAAATATTTGGGTTTAAGAATAAAAAGGATTTTGAAAAATTCCTATATGAGGATTACGCATTTAATATTTTTGCGGAAGCACCAGAGTGCGATAAGATGCTTGGTAAGGAATTAAATTTATGGCAACTCAAGTTGGAAGATGATGATGATTTGAAAGAGCCAGTAGAAATTGTATTATCAAACACAAGAGAGTTTAACCAGTCAATTGGCTTTACATATTTCTTCTTATCGAAGTTGGCGACCAGAGCAAGAAGAGTATTCTTTCCAAAAGATCATATGGATGTATGGAATGAGTGCGATATTTTAATTACTGCGGACCAAAAGTTGTTACAAAACAAACCAGAAGGAAAGATTGCAATTAAGATAGTAACCGATTATAATGGCGATTGCCCATGTGACTACAAATATGATAGTATGAAAGAATTAATTGCTGATAGCGAATTAATTGACAAGATATTGAGATAATATTGGAGGGCGATATATGGCGAAAGAAAAACAAACAGAAATTGTGATGATTGACGGAACAGAATATTACTTCAATCTTAAAAAGATATGTGAATTTATCAGTTACCGAACAGATAAAACTGATAAAGAGAAAGAAGTTGTAGACAACTACGAATACGATTCAGACTTATCAGAGGTAAAATTATCGACAAAAATAGTAAGAGAATTAACCTCACCAAATGATACTCAATATGATACAATCAAATACGACCTAATTAAAACATTTATAATTCAACTAATCACCTATTCTGACAAAGCAAAAATGCATGTTCCAGATGCAGATGATTTCGAAGTTCCAATAATTAACATTAATTATATGCCAATAGGAACAAGAATTGTGTTTAACACACTAGTTGAAGAAGGAATATTAATAAGAAAAGAAAACAAACAATAATATTATGGATAAGAAAGAAATGAAATTGGCGCTAAAGAACATTGAAAGCGCGATTAAAAATGTTGAAAAGAAAAATTTTAAACTCCTTTTCTTCGTAGCAGATTCAAAGGGAGCACCAGTTGGTTCATTGGCATATACATATGAACTGGCATACAGGCTAAAAGAATTAGGATATAAGGTACAAATGCTTTATGCTGAGAATGATTTCGTTGGTGTTAAGGATTGGTTGGGCGAAAAATATGCAAGCCTTCCACACTTCAATTCACAGAAGGATAATATTGATGTTTCACCATCAGACTTCTTGTTTATTCCAGAATTATTCTCAAATGTAATGGCAAAGACAAAGACACTTCCATGTAAAAAGATTGCTATTCTCCAAAGTTTCAACTACTTAACAGAGTTAATTCCATTAGGCTCATCATGGGAATCACTTGGTGTTAGAGACTGCATCACAACATCAAAATCAATGGAAGAACGCCTAAAAGAAATTTTCCCATCAACAAAGACATATGTAATCAGACCATCGATTGATGGTGTATTCTCACAAACAAAAAAGGCTAAATTAATTGTAAATATTATCTCTAAAGACGAGAATGATATCAATAGAGTCGTTAAACCATTCAAATGGCGTTATCCAATCTACGACTTTGTTACATTCCGCTATATCAATGGAAGAAGTCGCGATGAAGAGGCACAATATTTAAGAGAAGGTGCAATTTCAATTTGGATTGATGATAAAACAGATTTTGGATATACAGCATTAGAGGCAATGGCAAGCGGTAATATTGTTATCGGCAAAATTCCAGAGAATACACCAGAATGGATGCTCGATAAAAACGGTGAATTGGTTGATAATGGTGTATGGTTCTATAAGATGAGAGAATTGCCTGGGCTACTATCAAGTGTAATTCAAACATTACTCTACGATAAGATCCCGCAAGGACTCTACGAAAATATGGAAGAAACTGTTTCAAATTACACAGAAGAAAAACAATTAGAGGATATTAAATCTGTATTAGAAGAAGTTTTCAAAACCAGGGAAAAAGAGTTACATCTAATGGCAGACGCTTTGAAAAATAATTTAAATGAAGATACTAAGAAATAATATGGAAGAGAATAAACAAATTACGGTCATAGTACCAGTTCATAAGTTTGACGAAGAAGTTAAAACATTGTTGGCAAGAGCCGTTGAAAGCGTAGATAAGGAATACTGCGATTTATTGTTCGTTGGTCCTAATGATGTTTTGTTAGCACTAAAAAATACATACAAAGACGCTACATTTATTAAGAATGAGGATACAGACGTTTATCAACAAATAAACAAAGCGGCATTTCAATGTGTTACACCTTATTTTACCGTTCTTGAGTTTGATGATGTATTGTTACCAAACTGGTATACAACATTAGTTAATGAGATTCAAGGTAATACAGTAACTATCCCTCTAAATGAATTTGTAGATGGCGGTAATTTTAGAGCATTCGGAAATGAGATTGCTTGGGACGCAGCATTCATCCATGAAGATGGAGAAATTGGATATATTACAGAAGAAGAGTTAAAATTGTTTAATAATTTTAATGTAACTGGTGCAGTTATTAAGACGGAGGATTTTATTTCTCTTGGTAATCTAAAGCCAGAATTTAAAATCTTCACGTGGTACGAATTTTTAATGAGAGTTGCGCGTGCAGGAAAGACAATATATGTTATTCCAAGGGTATGCTATTCACATACCGTTCTTAGAAATGGTTCGTATATGGTAGAAATGGAATCAACAATTAATAAAGAAGAAATTTCAGACTTATTGAACAAAGTACTAGGTGAATAAAATAAGAAGACATTACGTGTGTGTGGGTGTATAACCCACACGCATTATGTTATATTAAACTAAAAAACAAGGTACTGTTTAGGTATAATATTAGGGAAGCGCAATGATATTTTGCGGGTAGTGTTTATATAACGTTAGTGTTATACAAAACTATTTATACAAATGGAGGAAGAATTATTTAAAAACACGGAAGAACAACCAGTAAAAAAGAAAAGAGGAAGAAAACCATCCAAAGACAAAAAAAGTAAATATTATTTCTCGGACAAAGAAGAGGCTGCTGTTATTGACTATAATCAATATAGCAAAACAATTTCCGAAAGCACAACAAAAATGCTAAAATTAGTGTTTGATTGTGACGATGAAGGGTTAAAACTATTACGTTCAGGTAGGACAACATTCGAAATGCTTAATATTGCCGAAAATATGCCTATTGAGGATAAAAATAAAGCATATCAAATTTCCGAATTAAAAAATATAATTGAATGTTCCAGGATTGAAAATGAAAAAATATACAATACAATATTACGCCCAGTATTTTCAAAGATGATAGAATCGATTATGAGAAGGTATAAATTATATGTGCCGAATGAAGAATCTGGCGACACATTTAATGATACGCTATCGTTTTTGATCACAAAGATGGATAGATATGATGAAGATAAAGACACAAAGGCATATTCATATTATGGCAATATTTGTAAAAACTATATTATTGGTAAAATACAACAATACGACAAATCTTTAGTTAGAAATCCATCTTATGATGATGAAGATACTGATATCGACATAATGAATGATAACAAGTATGTTTCATTAAACGATCCAGGAACAAAGATAGCCAAAGAAATCGTTAACAAATTAATTAAACAATTTACAATAATGGCAGATAATCCAGATACTTATGATTTGAAAGAAAATGAAGTTAAATTAGGTAGAGCACTAGCAAATCTATTAGAGAATTGGGACTATGTTATATCTACGGATGGAAGCAATAAATTAAATAAGAACGCAATTCTATTTTTTTTAAGGGAGCAAACTGGGATGGATACGAAAGGAATTAGAGACAATATGAAAAAGTTTAAGAACGAATTCCTAATTATCAAAAAATATGTCATTGAGTAGACAAAAATAAGGCTAAAATACTATTTATTATATATAATATAGAACAATTATGGGACCACAAAAGAAGAAATATAGCGTTAAATTAAATAACGTAGAGAAAATAGAAGAGTTGTTACAGGAAACTTACGATCTTGCGTGCCGCCAACATGCTCAAATACAAGATGAGATAAACAAAATTGCAAACTCAACAAAATTAAGTGAGTTAGAAATTGACGGTAAAGAAAAATATGGAAAAATTATGAACAACTATCTCGCCCTTCAACAAAAGGCTACCGCACAAAAATTTGATATAGCAAAGTTAATGGCGGAAGTTGTTAAACACGGAGGTGATGTAAATGGTGCTCTTGGTGAATTCGGTAGTAAAGGCGTTCCAACATCATTAGACCTAACAAAATTAAGGGAGATTGCAAGAAATGCATCAACGCAAGATACTGATAGTTCTCAAAAATACAACATTAAGGGTTAATAAGTATGTCTAAACTAAAGGATAGCAAATCGAATGTACTTGGTTCAATTGCAGCAATGCAAACTCTATTAGAGAGATACCCAGTACTTACAACAACTGACTCAATGTTAACTAATTTTAGCGTTAACACGTCAGTTGGATTTTTGCTTGATGTACTAACGATATTCGGTGTTTCACAAGACGATCTTATCAAATGGATTTCAAAACTACTAACTGGTTCTGGGGACGGACAAGACGGATTATTAGTGGTAATCGAACAAGCCGTTAAAGCAATTTTAATGGCTAACATCAAAGATATGTGGACATGTTATGTCGATCCAATCATACCAGATAGTGTTCTAAGATATTCAAACCCAGTTTTCCCAGCTAAGTCTGCCTCAATAAGTCAAACCGAAGTAAGGAAAGATCCATACACAATAGTCCCACAAAATGATAAAAACAATAAAAAGATTGAAATAGATTTAAACCAAATTGATTTATTCGGCATATTTAATCACTGCCCATCCGATAAAAACGGTGGATTATTTTATTTTGATGCATATGAATCAATTTGTTATCCAGATGACGGAAATATACCGTATTTAAGCCCGAACAATTTATGGAAATCGTGTGATTTTAATGCTTATTTATGGTATATAATAAACAAGGGTACACTATCTAATCTAACCGATTTGCAACAATCTTGCTGGGATAATAGAAACAAATATGTTAAGGAGTTCAAAGGCAATAGAAATTTAAGGAATGAGTTTTTTGATATCGGAAATTGTACTGGATATACAGTTGCACCCGAAAAAACAATCGAAATTACAGACACAGACTCAAAAGAAAGTGTTTATAAAAAACAAATTATATTATGTGAATTTGAAGAAAGACCGACTCCATCCACAAATGAAAGCGGAACACTTGGATACCCATCATCAAATATCTTAAGGGTATGGTTAAATGCTAATAGATATTACCATACTGAGAAGATAGAGGTGCCAGATATTCATAATCCAGGCCAAATAACTACAATGGAGTTTAATAAAACTATATTTGAATTCAATTATGACTATATTTATAGTCTAAAACTATTTGATTCAAAAACGCTCATCGCTCAAATACTAGATGCCATGTTGGGGCTAAGCGCATCTATTTCACTAAGTTTTTCAATGCAACAAAAAATGATTGAAGCAAAAATTGGTGAAATTGTTAAAAAAGTTATAGAGGCAGACGATACTTCATCATCAGACTGTTACTATGAATTTTCAAATGACGAATATGATAGACTAGTAACCGAAGCAACAAATAACTACTCTGGTGTCTATTCAACAAACGTTGCCGAAGGTTCGTATGGCGCCGTTGATGCTGAAGCAATTTTAGATTCTCTTAGGAATATAAAACAAAGTGATAACCTGGTCGAACAGCAGGCAAGCATAACAAAAACACTTGAAGAAATAATGGCAACCGCTGCGTCTCCAGCAAGTATAACGGATGAATGCAAATTCTCGTTCGGATTGAACTTTATTAAAGATTTTATTATGCAAACTGTTACACAAATTGTATTGCAAGTACTATCTCCTAAGGTTGCTATATTATACCAAATAAATGGTGCAATAATGGGAACTAATGTTGACAATATGAAATCATGGGAAAACTTCTTAAAGAATTTCCAAAATGTATTGTTTAACATTATCAAACAAGTAAAAGATATCATAGTAGAAGAGTTGTACAAGTTTGTTATGGACCAACTCAAACCACTATTAGAGTTGATGATCGCAAAAATTGCCCTAGAAACAGTAATGTATTACAAGGAATTGATTGAGCAACTATTATTTGGTTGTTTCGCCTTCCCTGGATTTGGCGGCTCTAATGGTAATAACATGGTTATTGATAATGTTAATTATGCTGATATAACAACAGAAGCAGAACCTACGGATTATGATAATGATACAAAATGTTAAAAGTTAATTAATTATGAATATACAAACTATTTGTGATGGAATAACAAAAGCAATTGATGCTGTTAGAGTCCCTTTTACTTACATACCAGCAATAATATTAGTATGTAGTGCTGTAAAACGACCTGGCTTATCCGCAATGATCATTGCTTCTAACATCATTAAAAGGCAAAGTGAGGCTGGCGCCCCATCTGGATCGGCCGCAGACGGAAGCGCAAATGTTGCTGAAGCAATGGAGAGAATTAGAGTAGAAGAAATGGTTCGCGCTCTAAAAATGGATGCTAGAATACAAATTGGTATTCCTATTGGCGGTATACAAATTACTGGTACTGGAGGAAATGCTGGTGGTCCAGTTCAAATTACTGGGTTTAATATTAACGCACCTCACGGTGATGGTGTTTTAAATTAAGATAATAATAAAAGGGTAAATATTGTTATTTACCCCTTTTTATTAGATCAAAAGTTTTTTTAATACTTTTAGAAGTGTGGTATTTATCATATATTCCGTTATATTTCCCTTTAAAATTATGATCCGTTATGTAAAATAATTCTACCCCATTTTCTTTACACAATTTATTTTTTTTAACATCTCGTTCAATAGTTTTACTAAAATATTCGTTAATTTTATTTTCATCCGTTGTATTCCACCATTTTTTATTAGA